TCGAATGGGCAGAGTTTGGCGACGGCCACCAGAACAGACACAGTGTGCAGCGACTTCGGGATCATGGCGTTTTACTCCTATGCGGCACCTCGCCGCACCAAAGACAATGCAGCAAGCGTGCCAACATTGGCCGCCAATAGAATCAATGACTTGCGCAGCACGCCGCGGCCGGACTGACAATAATTGTCAGAAAGTGACGTCACATTGTGACAATCCTTGTCAGTTTGCGGTGTAACCGTAACCGGACCGCGTAACCCTATTTTAAAGTACGGTTACGGCTCGCAAGTCATTGATTGTTAAACCCTCCCACGCTTAGGGGTTACCTGTTACCTATCATTTAATATATGGGATAGTTAGATTATTAAGATATGCTATATATAGCCCTATATAGTTCCGCATACCGCGGTTACACGGTAACGATGGTTACACGCGCGCAAACCCTTGGCGCATAACGCTTTTTTCCGTTACCCTACCCGTAACCCGTCGCTTTTTATCGGTAACACGGGTTACAGATTGTCCGTTTTTGGTATGCTTTGGGCTCATTTACCGCGATTCGGGAGGCTAAAATGCTGGAAACCAATGACCGAACAGCAGCGCTGCAAGTGCTACGCGATACGCTCAACGGCGCGGGGGTGAAACCCGCCGACCGCGTGAGAGCTGCGCAGCTGCTACTGGAGCACGATGCGCCTGGCGCCAGGCAGGCAGACGCGCTCGCGCTCAGCGACGACGAGCTGTTGCGCATCGCAAGGGGGGTACACCCCCGGGAAAGGGGACCCGCGGTACCCGCTGATGATTCGGTACCATCTGACGCGCCTACCGAGAACCCCGAATCGCCCTACGCCGTGCGCTTGCCGGGAGGGGCCCCAAAGAGGACCCGCGATCCGCGAACCGTGCTGGGGGGCCCCAAAGAGGACCCGCAAAACGGAAATGGCCCGGGGCGCTCCATTTGGGGCCCGATCGCCAAAAAGGACCCGCCGGTTGCAAGTCAAATTGAAATTGACAATACTCCGCCTACCCCGGAGCGCGAACCCGAGCCGTGGGAGTGAGGGGGCCCATTGACTGACGACATCACCAGCCGCACCGCGGCGCTCGAGTTGCTACGACGGCAACGGGCTCGCGCAAGCCTGGTGGAGTACGCGCGTTCCATCGACATCCCGGGCGCGCCGGTCAACCCCGACCCCGACTCCGAACAGTTCAAGTCGGTGGAGACCAGCCTTGCGCTGCATCACCGCATCATCCTCGAGGCGCTCGAGCGGACGGTGCGCAAACCGCGCGGCCGGCTGATGATCTTCGCGCCGCCGGGCTCGGCCAAGTCCTCCTACGCCTCCGTCGTCACCCCGGCGTGGCTCCTGTCCCGCACACCGGGCTACCGCATCATCATTGCCAGCTACGCGACGAAGATCGCCGCCAAGCAGTCGCGCAAGGCCCGCGCGCTGTGCCGCAGCAACGATCACGTGTCGATCTGGAAGGATCGCCCGATACTGGCGAAGGACCAGAAAGCCGTCGACCAGTGGGCGCTGTCCAACGGCTCCGAATTCATGGCGGCCGGTTTGCTCGCCGGCATCACCGGCAACCGCGCCAACGGGATCATCATTGACGACCCGGTGGCCAACCGCGAGGAAGCGGACTCGCCCACCATCCAGGACAAGATCGAGGCGGAGTTCATCGACGCCGCGACGACGCGACTGCTGCCCGGCGGCTGGATCGCGCTGATCCAGACGCGCTGGAACGAGAACGACCTCGCCGGGCGCAACTTGCCCGAGGACTACAAGGGCCAGTCAGGCATGGTGCTGTGCCGCGACGGCCAGTGGTGGGAGGTGCTCAACATCCCGGCCAAGGCCGAGCACCCCGACGACCCGCTCGGCCGCGCCCCCGGTGAATACCTATGGCCTGAGTGGTTTCCCGAAGCGCATTGGGCGCAGTGGGAGCACAACCCCCGGGCGACGCGCACGTGGTCGGCGCTGTTCCAGCAGCGCCCCTCCGCCGGTGAGGGCCTCGAGTTCAAGCGCGAGTGGTTCAACTGGTACGACCCCGACGTCGCGCCCGGGACGCAGGGCGGGCGGCCCAAGCAGCTCACCATCTACGGCGCCTCGGACTACGCGACCAAGGAGGACAAGGGCGACTTCACGGAGCACGGCATCGTCGGGCTCGCCGAGGGCAAGGTGACGGTGGCCGTGGGGGACCGCATCATCAAGGCCGCACCGTTCTACTTTCTGGATTGGTGGTCGGGGCAGAAAACGACCGACGTCTCGATCGATGCGCAGACCTCGCTGGTCCATCGCTGGCACCCGTACCGCTGGTGGCACGAAGGCGGCCCGATCGATGCGGCCATCAGCCCGGCCATCACCCGGGCGATGCGCGAGCACCAGCCCCCCGTCTACGTGCAGATCGAGCCGCTCGTTTCGATCAAGAACAAGTCGGTCAAGCTGGCGTCGTTTCAGGCGCGGGCCGCCGCCGGGCTGGTCTACCTGCCCCTCAAACGGCCGTGGGCGACCCGCCTGGTCGACCAGCTCTGCGCCTTCCCGGCCGGCAAGTATGACGACGCGGCGGACGTGTGCGGCTTGATCGGCCGCGGCGTCGATGCGATGATGGCTCCCCACCAGCCCGTCCAGGAGGTGAAGAAGCAACTGCTGCCATTCACCGCTGCATGGCTCGAATCGACCGACGCCGAACCGATGACGACGAGGTACAGCTAGTGGACCCCACTGAAACAGACCCGATGCTGGACGCGGTAGACGCGGGCGTCACCGAAGCCAACAGCCTCGACGGCAACGCGGAGAAGGAACGGCTGCGCCAGGTCGAGGAAAACGAAGTCAAGGCGCTGTGGAAGGAATACGAGGAAGCGCGCGAGTTCGACAAGGAAGCGCGAGCGCAGTACGCCATCGACCGGCGCTACGCCGCCGGCACCGCGCAGACCAATTGGGCGGTGAGCGCCAACCTTATCGGCGCGTTCATCGACATCCTTGTCTCGTTCCTCTACGCGCGCAACCCCGACGTCTCTGCCAGCAAGGCGCCGCGCGTTGACCCGCTCGGCACCGAGCAAGAGGACGACTTCGCCAAGACGATCCAGCTCGTTGTCTCGAGCCTGTGGCGCGCGCCGAGCGCGCGGCTCAAGGTCAATTGCAGATCGCAGGTGCGCTCGACGCTGAGCGTCGGCGTCGGCTGGATCAAGGCGATCGTCGTCTCGAACGGCACCAACATCCCACAGCTCAAGAACGAGCTGAACGATCTGCGCTCGAACCTTGCGCAGATCGAAGCGCTCAAGGCCAAGCTCGCCGCGGCCGACGCCGTGGGCACCGACCCGCTGGCCGAGCTGGGCGGAACGGAGACAGAGCCGGCGCAGGAAAGCAAGTACGACACGATGAGCCCCGAGGAGCTGGACGCGGAGCGCTTGCGCCTGGTCGAGCTGGAGGCCAGCGTGTCGTCCAAGCTCGAGGTGGCCATCCGCAAGGGTATGGCCGTCGACTTCATCGCGGCCGAGGATATGCAGGTATCGCTCGACGTGCGCGACGTCACCGATCACGTCAATGCCGGCTGGAACGCCAACGCGATCTATCGCCCGCTCAATCGCGCCACCTCGATGTTCCCGGCCTTGACCGAAGCGGACCTCAAGGACGCCAAGTGCTACTACCAGCGCAAGTCCAAAGAGCTGCAACCGCTCTCGGATGCGGTCCGCGTCACCAACATCGCGGGTCCCGACTCCAACGCCGAGGAAGCCGAGCAGTACGTGGCCGGCAACGGCGATGAGACTGGCAAGGGCGGGGCGATGGTCAAGGTGGTCGAGCTGTGGAACCGCGAGACCGGCCACGTTCACACGATGATCGAGGGCCTCAAGAAATGGGCCAAGCCGCCGTATCAGCCGGACTATCCGAGCACGCGGTTCTACCCGTACTTCCTCACCGCTTTCTACCCGGTTGACGGTTCTCGTCATCCGCAATCGCTGTCTTGGCGTCTTGCCAAGCTGCAGGACGAGTACAGTTCTGTCCGCTCAAGCGAACGCTTGACGCGGCAGCGCGCGGTACCGGGTACTTTGTTCAACGCGACCTCGCTCAACACCGAGGACGTGCAGAAGATCGAGCGCTCGGTGCATCAGGAGTTCGTCGGCATCAAGCCGACCTCGCCCGATCAGCCGTTGCGCGACATTTTCGTGGCGAAGCCGATCGAAGTCGGCGACATGCGCCTGTTCGATACCTCCTCGATCCTTTCCGACATGGAGCGCCTCTCCGGCGTGCAGGAAGCGCTGCAACAGTCGTCGACGGCGCCCAAGACGGCCACCGAGGCGGAGATTCAGCAGTCCGGTTTCGCCTCGCGCACAACCGCCGACCGCGACGTGCTCGAAACGATGCTGAGCGACCTCGCGCACTACACCGCCGAGATCGCACTCAACGCGCTCGACGACAAGGACGCGACCCGCATCGCTGGCGCCAAGGCGTTCTGGCCGCACGGCATGGCCACCGACGACCTCCTCACGATGGTCGAGGTGGAGATCGAAGCCGGCACCACGGGCAAGCCGAAGTCGAGCGGAGACAAGGACGCTTGGGGCGTCGTAATGCCAGTCATCAAGGAAACGATGCTGCTGATCCGCCAGGCGTACGCCACCGGCGATCTGAGCATGGCCGACGCGCTGATCGCGCTGCTGCAGGAAACGATGGTCCGCATGGGCGATGAGAGCGACGTGCTGCGCTTCGTGCCGAAGCCGATCGTCGCTCCGCCGACGCTGCCCGGAGCCCCGATGCCGGGCGCGCCGGGGATGCCCGCCGACCCGATGGCGCCCGGCGGGGTGCCGATCCCTGACGGCGGCGTCGGTCAGCCGGATACGCAGAACCCCGCGGGCGCGCCGGCCAACCCGGAGCTGGTCGACCCCAACCTGCAAGCGCCGGAGCTGAGCGCACCCGTTCTGTAACAGGAGAGAAAAATGCCCCTTGAGGAATCCGGCCTGCTGGCCGCTGTGAACACTGGTCTTGCCGAGGCGAGCGCAAGCCCGGCCCCCGCCCCGCAGGAGAACAACAGTGAACCTGAAAACACGTCGGAGATTGATGCTGCTGCACCGGGAGCTGGTGTGGCGGACGGCGACGGCGATGAGCCAGGCGCAAAGCCTGATGCTGCGGCAAATGGCGAGCCCGCAAGCGTCGATACGGATAAACCTGCGGTTTCTACTGATGGGGCTGAAAATCAAGCTGATGTTGAGGGTAAGCCAGTTGCTCCGGCGGAAGCTGGAGGAGTAAAGGCCCCGGACCCGCTCAACGATCCACTGCCGAATGCGCTCAAGCGCGAAACCAAGGAGCGCATCCAGACGCTCGTCGGGATGGTTAAGGAAAACTCAACAAAGCTCGAGACCGTGACGCGCGAGCGCGATGAGATTTTCGGCGTCATCAAGGAAACGCAGGCGTCGCCGGAGCAATTCGGTCAGGCGCTCGACTACCTGCGCCTCATCAACAGCCCGAATCGGGCCGACAAGGAGCGGGCGCTGGAGTTCATGCAGCGCGAGATCGGCGCCGTCGCGCGGATGCTCGGCAAGGCGGTCCCGGGCGTCAACCTCCTCGAAGGGCACGACGACCTCATCAACGAGGTCTCGACCGGCCGGCTGAGCCCGGAGCGCGCGCAGGAGATCGCCGCGGCGCGAGCGCAGGCAAAGTTCGAGCGCGAGACGGGCGAGACCCGCGCCGCCCTGACCCGCCAGGCGCAGACGACGCAGGAGTCGGTCACAGAAGGCAAGCGCCAGCTTAGCGAGCTGGGCCGGCAGCTGATGGCGGCCGATCCCGCCGCCTACGCCGCGAAAAAGCCGATTCTGGTCGAGTCGCTTAAGCCGGTATTCGCACAGATTCACCCGTCACTGTGGGCCGCTACGTTCAAGCGCGCCTACGACAAGCTGCCCGCGCCGGCACCGCGCCCGGCACCAACGCCGACGACGGTCCCGACCAACACACCGCTCCGTGCCAGCAACCCGGCTGGCGGAGCGCGCCCGGCGCCCAAGAGTGCGCTCGAGGCGATGGAGCAGGGCATCGCGGAAGCGCGCTGATGGAGCCGTTCAAGGGATACACGATCCTCGATGAGCGAGGCAACTGGCACGCGCCGTCGATCGAGACGGCGCAGCGCCGCGGCTACAGCACCTCGCGCATCACGCGCGGCTACGAAGTCAGCCAGAAAGGTTCGTCCGGGCTCGGCTTCATCCGCCCGCACGCGATCCCGGCGGTCCTGCAGCGCAACCACCTCGACTGGTGGGAAATGGCGGACCGGTTGACGATGGTGCAGGACTTCCGTCAAGTGGAGCTTTACGACGACAAGAGCGCGCAGTTTTGGGAGTACGGCGACCTGATGCCCCCGACCTGGAGGTTCAGCGCGGTCGAAGCCGCGCTCGATTTCGTCCGCGAGGTGTATGCGGACGGCCAGTGGATCGTGTCGAAAGCGGATGAGGGCGCCAGCTCGAAGAACGTCCGCATCCTGCGCTCGCGCAAGGAATTGCTCGACCATATCCGCGTTGCGTTCGGCCGCGGGATCGAGGTCGACCACTGTGCAGGCGGAGGTGGCCAGCATTCGAGGGGACGCCAGAAAGGCTACGTGCTGCTGCAGGATTATGTCCCGCACAGCATCACGTGGCGCGTCAACGCGATCGGCCGTGGCCGGGCGATCTTTCGGCGGTACAACGCCCCCGGCACCTTCGTTGCGCAGACCGGGAACGTCGAGCCCGCCATGAACCTCGACGACGAGGTTACGCAGTCCGTGCTGGCGTTCGCCGACGCTGCGTTCGAGCGGATGAGGACGAAGTGGTGCGCGCTTGATATTCTCCACAACGCAGAAACGAAGAAAGTCTACTTGCTCGAGACGAGTGTCGGCTGGCCCTGGCCGTCGCCGGGGACGTGCATGGAAGGTCCGTTTTTCGGGGACATCCAGCAGCCGAGGAAGTGGGCTGAAATGTGGGACCTGATGTTCGACGAATACGAGGCCGGGACATGGACCGCAGAGCCTACCGCACTGTCTATCACGTCAGACTCGCGCTGAATATGCTCTGGTGCGCGCTCTTGCTGTGGCCGTTCAAGACGATGCCGCGCGAGACCGTCTCCGGTTTCCTCGGCAGGAACTTCGCCAACGGGAGGTTCGTCGCGCTGGCGAGGTTCGTCGACTGGCTGCACCCCTACGAACAAGATCACTGCATTTCGACAGCCATCCTCGAGGCGCGGGCGCGCGAGGCCCTCTACCCGGAGCCTGAAAACGAATGCTATCGGTCATCACATTTAAGTACCTGAAACCGGGCTATCGCACGGTCTACACCGCGGAGCACGTCAACACGTTGCGCCGGATGGTCGCGCGCTGCTACAACCGACCGCACCGGTTTTTCTGCGTGACCGACGATCCGAGGGGACTTGGCCACGACGTCGAGTACGTGCCGATGTGGAGCGATCACTTCGATATGCTCAATCCGACGCACCCGACGAATCGGCCCAACTGCTTTCCGCGGCTAAAGCTGTTCTCGCGCGAAATGGCCAGCATCTTCGGGCCGCGCTACGTGTCGCTCGATCTGGACATGGTGCTGGTAGACGACGTGGCGCCGCTGTGGGACAGGCCGGAAGGTTTCATCATCTACGACGCCAAGGGCGACGACCACTACAACGGGTCGATGTTCCTGCAGACCGCAGGGTATCACCAGGAAGTGTGGGACGACTTCGACCCGCGGGTCTCCCCGAGGCTCACCACGCAGGCGGGGATGCGGGGCTCAGATCAGGCGTGGATTCGCTACAAGCTGGCGCCGAACGCCGCCGTGTGGGACTACAACGATGGCGTCTACGCGTACCTGAACTTGGTCCCTCCCTACCGCCAACGGAAGCAAGGGCTGCGGCAATTCACCGGCTCACCGCACATACGGCGCTCGCACGGCGGCATCCCGGGCGGCACACCGCTGTCCCCGGTCACGAAGAACAGAGACGGCTCGCTGCCGGAGAACGCACGCGTTGTCGTGTTCGCAGGGGAGTTCAAACCGTGGGAAGCGCGCACGAAAACGTTGTCACCGTGGATAAACACCCACTACCGGTAGGGCGGCTCGTCAGCGCGCTCTACCGCGCGTACGAGGGGCGGCCTGCGATCGTGGTGGGCGGAGGCCCCAGCGCGCCCGCGCAGCTCGAGCAACTGCGCCACCTCGATGCAGTAGTCATCAGCGCCAACGCGCACGCGTGGAAGCTGGGGCTCGGCGCGCACTACATCGCCTGCAAGGACCACAAGCACACCGAGAGCAAGCTCGAAATGGAGGGGCTCCTGCGTCCGTACGGCGTGCCGATCGTGAGCCGGCACCATTGGGCGGATTACCGCTTGGCGCAATGGCCGATCCAAGGCAACAGCGGGCAGATAGCGCTGGGGCTCGCCGTGCTGATGGGCTGCCGCCCGGTTATCCCGATCGGCTTCGATTGCTACCAGTCCGGCACGTACTTCCACGACGCCGACGCCAAGAACGTCAGCAACGGACTGCGGCCGACGATGTGGACGATGCGCTACCGGCGCATGGCGGGGAAGCTCGAAATGTCCCCGATCCGGGTATTCCCCGGGCCGCTGCGGGACGCGTTCCTGCCGTTGGATGCCCCTCTTGGCCCCTTCCATATGCCGGTGAGCCTGCAGCGCTACGAGACCATGCGGACCTACTTTGTCCGGTCGCTGCAGCCTTTTTCTGCCAAGAATGATGGCAACGTCACTGTTCCAGAAGGCTATACATTCCCGGTCGACGAGGCAGAGTGCAGGCACTATCGGGAGGCCGGGTGTGTGGAAATTGTTGACAGTGCCTCGGTGGATATGGTCAGATCACGCACGTAAGCAACTGCGCCGAGGGGAGTACCCCTACTCGCAAGAGGACCGGATTCGCACCCGGCCAAAGTTCCACGGGCTCGTTGCTCCCTGGCAAACGGTAACTATCCTTTTGCTTTGGAGACACTTCAATGCCTTTCAACACGGAACAGCTGGCCTACGCAGGCAAGCACGTCATCGACTACCACCTGAAGAACGACCCGATCGATCAGGTGAACACGGAGCGTCCGCTCCTCAAGAAGATTCTGGCCGGCAAGACGCCGTACGCCGGCGGCCTGCAGTACGTCACGGAACAGCTGCGCTACGCCAACGACTCGAACTTCCAGTCGTACTTCGGCGACAGCCAGGTCACGTACAACCGCAAGCGCACGCTGACCCAGGCGAAGTTCACGTGGGGCGCTTTCCACGACGGCTTCGGTCTGAACGAGGACGAGCTGGCGCAGAACGGCATCACGATGACCGACGACAAGAACGCCGTCGCGTCGGACGCCGAGAAGGTGCAGCTCACCAACCTCCTGTCCGAGAACATGGAGACCCTCAAGCTCGGCTTCGAGGAGAACTTCGACCTCATGCTGCACCGTGACGGCACGGCCAGCTCGACCGACATCGCCGGCCTCGACAGCCTGGTATCGATCACCCCGACCGCGAGCGCGACCATCGGTACCCTCAACCAGCAGACCTACAGCTGGTGGAGGAACTACGCGGACATCGGCATTTCCACCGCGACGGCCGGCAACCTGGTCGACCGCATGGAAATCGCGTGGCGCGAATGTATGCGCTACGGCGGCTCGAAGCCGGACTTCATTCTGGTCGGCTCCGACTTCCTCGATGCCTACCGCCGTGACGCCAGCGACACCGTGAACCGTCGCCTGAACACCACGGGCAAGGGCAACACGGCGGTCGACGCGTCGGTCGACGGTGTGTACTTCAAGGGCGTGGAGCTGGTGTGGGACCCGGTGTTCGACACCCTCGACCAGCTGGATGCCCCCTCGGTGGACTGGACGAAGCGCTGCTACTTCCTGAACACCAAGTTCCTCAAGCTGCGTCCGATCAAGGGCCACTGGATGACTCCGCGCAAGCCGCCGCGCGTCTACGACCGCTACGTCCACTATTGGGCGCTGACGTCGAAGGCCGCGCTGACGACCAGCAAGCGGAACGCCCATGCCGTCCTGTCCCTGACGTACTGATCCACGCTCTCGGGAGAGAGGGGTGCCGTAAGGCCCCCTTTTTCCCGACACAACTTTCGGAGCAAATGAAATGCGTGCTTACACCCTGACCAACGCTGCGTTCGACCTGCAGGGCGCAACCGTCCCCTTCAACCCGGGCGCGACTCTCGTTGCGCTCAACCTGTCCGCTGGCAACCTGACCATCCAGGAAGCCGACGACGCGGCGTTCACCAGCCCGGCGACGGTGGCCACCATTGCGACCAACATCGCAACGGAAATCACCCCGACGAAGCAGTACCTTCGCGTCTCGACGGCGGCCAACATCACGTTGCTCGCCAACTGATCCGGTCCACGAACCCCAGGAGGGTTTCCTCATGTTCAAGTACGCTCGCGTCCAGCTGAACCGTTCCGAGACGACCACCTTCGCCCTCGACGTCCCGCCGTGGGAGGTAGCCGTTCTGGCCGCCGTCAACGGGGAGGATCGCGTCCAGGTCATCGGGGAGACCCCGGTAAACAAGCCGCTCCCCGACCCGGCCGCCGAATTCGACCGCCTTGTGACCAAGTACAAGGCGGACAACGAATCCGGTCAGGATTACGTGTCGTTGGTGTACGGGGTCGGCCAGCGTGGCGTATCGGCGCTCAAGGCTGAGATCGACAAGGCGCGGGCGCAGGCGGCCGTGCCTCCTATGCAGACGCGCGAGTACGACTCGAAAGACGATCCTTTGGCGGGCCTCTTTGATGCGCCGCCCCCGGTCTCGCTGGCAGAAGGGGCCGTCGAAATCGCTCAGTGACAGTGTGTTGCTTGCGTGTCCCCTCCTGCGCGCAAGCGGTGCGGGGAGGGCGGAGGACGAGAAGCCTCCGCCCTCCGTTTCGAGTAGGATACCGGCATGGCTAGTTACAACTGCGCTTGCGACGACGGGTTCTACAACGCCGAGACGTTGGGGGAACTTCGGATCGCGTTGCTCGAGCGCCTCGGCTACGCGGCACAGGTGGACAACCCGCCGCCCGGCATGACCGGGTTGCTCAACAATTTCCTCCAGCGCAGCCAGAACTTCCTCTATCGCCGCCACCGCGCGCTCCGAACCGAACGGTTCTACGAGTGGCCGATGGTAGTCGGCGAGCGCTTCTACGGCGTGCGCGACAACGCGGACGCCTGCCTGAAAAAGCTCGACGCCGGACGCATCACGTGGGCTGGCGTCGAGGACCTCAACGGCACGTGGCTGCCGCTCACCCGCGGCATCAACCCGTCCAACTACACCTCGATTGACTACAACGGGCTGCCGGCGGTCTACGAAGTGCGCCAATGCATCGAAGTGTTCCCGGCGCCGGACGCCGTTTATACTCTGCGCATCAAGGGCCATTTCGGACTTGAGCGCTTCACCGAGGACACCGACCACGCCACGATCGACAGCGAATTGCTGTTCCTGTGGGCGTTGGCCAACGCCAAGAACCACTACGGCCATGCCGACGCCGCAGACGTGGCCTCGCAGGCACAGGTGTACCTCGGCGAGCTGGTGGCGGAGACACACGGCACGCAGCGGTACATCCCGGGCGCCGCGGACGTCGTGGTAGCGACCAAACCCGTGTTCCCGTTCGAGTAACTCATGCGCGCCGCACCCCTCACCACCATCCGAGGCGGCATCAACCGACTTCGTACGAAGGGCGGGGCCAAGGCCGACATCCTCTACGACTTGCTCAACGGCTACGTGACCGAAGCCGGCTCGGTGAAGGTGCGCCCCGGCACCGAGCGCGACGCGACGCTGGATCCGCTCACGCGCGGTCTGTGCGCGTTCGGCGGCGAGCTGCACACGTTCTGCCACGTGGCGGTGGCGGTGCCAGAGGGCTACGTGCTCAACATCCTTGTGCATCCCGAGCCGACGTATCAGGAATACTACCTGGGTTACGCCGATGAGACGGCTGTCCCCCTCGAGAAGATTCATTTCGCTGAGCCTTTCCTCGGCGGACTTTACGTGGTGGCAGAGTTCCAGGACGGCGCGACGTATCACTTCTGGCTGCAGCCCGGCACTGAATGGCAGGCGGATACGGTCTATGAAGCGGGCGACCTTGTTATCCCGACAACCCCCAACGGTCTCGTATTCAGCGCGTCGCGCTTCGGCGATGCAAACCCACCTTGGCAGCCGGACGAGCCCCGCTACGACGGCGTTGGCGATGCGTATGCACAGAGCGTGGTAGAGCCCACTGAATACAACGGCTTCTACTACGTGTGCGTCGAGACCGCCGGCCCTAACCCCCGCTCTGCCCTGACAGAGCCGGTGTGGCCGACTTTTGAAGGCGGCACAGTGATCGAGCGCACGGACACAGGCCAGCCGGAGACCGCGCCGATTGACAGCCCGACGCCTCCGCCCGCGGGCTCTACCAGCGGCGGCACGATCGTTACCGGCGGTGGCGGCGGAGGAAGCGCCGGGGACGTCCTCGAGCCCGTCATCGACAGGTACACGTACAGATGAGCATTCCAGCCTGGACGCCGCTGACGACCTACGCCCCGGGCGACCAAGTTGTTCGCGCGACCGTTCCGCCCCTTGCTGTCCCGCCCCCCGTAAACGGGGATTTCGAGGGCGGCGACGCCGACTGGACGTACGAGGCGCCGTGGGAAATCGGCATCCTCGGCAGCACGTTCAGCGGACAGTACAAGGCTCAGATGAGCTACACCGGGAGCCAGCGGCAGAGCCGGCAGTACAAGCGCATCTACAACGCCGCGCCTGTGCCCGCCATACCGGGGCAGAGCATTACCGCGTCGTGCATGGTGCAGCAAGGTGCAGCTTCCGCCGGCAACGCCGGCGCGAACGTACAGATCGAGTGGCTTAGCGCGTCGCTGGCCAGCCTGCGCATCGACAACGGCAACGACATCAGCAGCGGGTCGAACAGCGAGTGGAAGAAATCGACCGTTACGAGCGTCGCTCCCGCGAACACCGCGTACGTCCGCATTGGGGCGCGGGCTTACCAGCAGGAAAGTAAGCAGATTTGCGTCGATGAGTTCGTGTGGAACTACAGTTTCCGCCCGAACTACACCAGCTTGGTTTACACCGCGGTCCAGTCAGGAAGCGGTGTCAGCGCGGCCACCGAACCGGTGTGGCCGGAGACGCCGGACTCGACCGTCACTGACGGCACGGTGATTTGGGGGACGCAATACGGATCGTCCGTGACGTGGGAAGCGTTCCCGATCTTGAAGTCGGGCGCAACGGAGCCTGTGTGGCCCACGGAGGTCGGATCGTCGGTTGTCGACGGCTCGATCGTGTGGACGGCCGCCTCGCGCCGGATAACGGACCCGCGCTGCCCGCACTCGAAAGTGGTGGCCATCGCGGCGTCCAAGATTTTCGCCGGCGACATCGACATCATCCCGTATTGCGCTACCGTCGATCCGCTCGACTGGAGCACGCCGGACGACGCCGGCTACCTCCCGTTCGGCTTGCAGACGCACGGCGCCAACCCGGTGAGCGCGATGGGGCTCTACCGCGGCAACTTGGTGGCGTTCAACTCGGCCGGCTTTCAAATGTGGCAAGTCGATCAGGACCCGGCCAACATGGCGTTGCTCGACGCCGCGCCGATCGGCTCCACCGAGGCGCGCGCCATCAAGCCGCTACAGAACGACCTGGTGTTCCTCAACGCCGTGGGCGTGCGCAACATCAGCATCGCTGGCGCGAGCACCAACCTGCAGGCGGGCTCAACCGGTGAGCCCGTCGACGCGCTCGTCGGGCCGAAAATCCGCTCCGGTGAGTACGAGCCGATCTCCGCGTTCATTCCGGCCTACGGCCAGTATTGGGTGATCTTCGGTCCCGAGGCTTTCGTGCTGACGCTGAACGAGGGCAAGATCGGCAAGTGGAGCCGGTACGTGTTCCCCGAAGCGATCACCGACACGACGCTGTTGAACAATGACCTGTACGTGCGGACCGCCACGCACAAGATTTGGCGCGTCACGGAGGACTACCTGGTCGATGACTACTACGCCGGGGTCGGCATCGAGTTCTCCGGCGTGGTGCATTGGCCGCACCTCGACTTCAACGCGCTCGGCGTCAACAAGATGCTGATTGGCTTTGACCTTGTGGCAGATGCGCCGAATGGGGTGTCCGTGAGCGTCGGCTACGATCAGCGCGACATAAACGCACGCACGGAGCCGTACGAGCTTACCGCGGACTCGCTGCCGGCGCAGCTGGTCCCGATCCCCGTCACGGCGCCGTCGTTCGACTTCAAACTCACGTTCGCTCCGAATCAGGCGTGGGAGTGGTTCGCCTCAGTCATCTACATCCAGGATCGCAGGGCCGGAACGTGAAGCTCTCGATCTATCAGGACCCGAAACTGATCGATTTCCTGATCGTGAGCCAGCAGATGCCAGAGGACGAGCGGACGCAATACGAGGCGTTCACCGGTAAGAAATTCGACCCGGAGCGCATATCGTCGGTGCTGCACCAGCACGTCGGGCCAGCGTGGGTGATTACGGCGGCCGGGGAGCCGGTGTTCATCGCCGGATTTGACATGATCCGGCCCGGGGTGTGGCAGGACTGGCTTCTGTCCACGCCGTCAGCGTGGGACACCCACTGGCGGGGGGTCACTCGAATCTGCCGCCGGGCGATGGACTCCATGTTGCAGAGCGGGGCCCATAGGCTACAATGTGTCTCGCTTGCAAGTCGAATCCACGCTCACCGCTGGTATCGACCGTTAGGGCTGACGCTGGAGGGGACCCTGCGCGGCTATGGTGTGAACGGTGAGGATGCTCTGATGTTTTCGCGTACGAGGTCCCCCGATGGGAAGTAGCAACGACGCTGGCAAGGCGCAAGAGGCCGCCCAACGCGCGGAGCAAGAGCGGCAAGCGGCAATGTCCCGCGCCACCGGGCGCGTCAACGCGGTGTTCGATGCGCCGGGGCGCGCCGCCCAGCTCGAGGATTTCCTCAACGCGGTTCGTGAGAACTACCGTCTCGACGCGGACAAGCAGAAAGGCATCGCCGACCGCAAGCTGAAATTCTCGATGGCCCGCTCCGGGTTGACGGGCGGCAGTGCCGCCGTCGACGCCAACCGGAATCTCGGCGAGGAATACACCAAGGGGCTGTTGGACGCCGAGGGCCGGGCGCAGGAAGCGCAGGGCAACCTCCGCGCGCAAGACGAATCCTCGCGCCTCGGTATCCTGTCCATGATCCGCCAGGGGCTCGACGCGACCACGGCCGCCTCGCGCGCCGGCGCGGCCATGCAGTCCAACGCGCAGATCGCCAGCGGTCGCGCGACGGCGGACGGCTTGGGCGACATATTCGGCACCACTGCCCAGCTGTACAAGCAGCAGCAGGAGGCCGCTGAGCGACGCCGCGGAGAGAGGGCGGCATACGGTTCTGTCTACGGTAAAAGTTCGTTTGGGAGCACCTGACAATGGGACTCGAAGCAGGCACTATCGCACTCATTGGCATGGCGCTTTCCGCCGCCGGAGCCGGAGCCACCGCCTACGACGCGAAGCGCACGGCCGACGCGCAGGACAGCGCAGCGGCGCAAGGCATCCGCAACCAGGCGGCCAAGCAGCGCGAAATGGACGAGCGCGTCAACACCGAGATCGGTGCGCTCGAGGGCTCGAACCCCGACGACGAGCGCGCTGCGTCGCTCGACAAGTTCATGCAGACGTTGCGCTCGGCGCGCGGCAACATGGAGGGCAACCTTGGTGCGGCCCCGGCCGGCTCGCGCTACGGGCAGGACGTTGACCAGTCAAAAGCAGCGATCGGCAACTTCGGGGAGAAGGCGGCTGGCATCCTCTCGCGCATCCGTGCGGCCGGCGACCAGCGGCAGAACGAAGGGTTCGCCGTCAACCGCATGGGCAGCGACGTCGCCGGCACCGCGCGCGAGGCGTCGGGGCAGGATTTCCTCGACCGGCTGCGCCTTGGCGGCATCACAGGGAACCCGTGGACGCAGGCGGCCGGGCAGATCGCCAAGGGCGCCGGCGCAGGCATGGTGGACTACTCCGGCCGCATGGACCCGATGGCCGGTTTCGAGGACATCCAAGTACCGACGAAGCGGCTGCCGACAGGCGGCTTTGGTGTCGGCGGGATCGGCGGCGGCGCTATCCCCACACGTCGCGGGCCGTTCTAAGGAACCATTATGGCAACCGGATGGGAACAACTCGGTAGCGTGCTCGGCGGCGGTATCGACCGCCAAGGCGCGTTCGAGCAAGGCCGGTTGCGCACCGCGCAGACCGAAAGCGCGCTCGGGCTCGCGCGCGAACGCCAGCTAAACAACATCACGCTCGAGTCGCAGAACCGCGAGCGCGAACGGCTGCGCGGCGACTTGGCGCGCGCTGGCATCAAGAATCATGAACTGGTGGGCACCACGATGCTCGCCGGCCTCGGTGACGAATTCCAGGACACCACCGCCGGTATGCTCAACAATCAGGAATTGAACCTCCGCGACACGGCGGCCGATCCGACGCAACCGAACTCGATTGTACAGCGTGCGCTCGGCGCGGTTGATGGCAAGCCGTATTCGCCGCTCAAAGCGGTCGGTACGGGCGGCTACACCGACATAACGGCGGACGACCCCACTGTGATGATGAGCGATCTCGGTGAGTCCATGATCGATGAGAATGTGGCGCAGACGCAGCTGGCGGACGCCCGCGCTGCCGACCCCGATTTGCGCACGACCTCGAGCACGACGGTCGACGGGGCTGGCAAGCCGCCCTCGGGCTTCGTGGCCAACCCAGCGTTCGATCCGACGAAGCCGGTGAGCGAAGGCAACTTCGCGTTCGTCGACGCACGCCAGCCGGTGATGGGTGCGCGCGAGTCGGTATTCTTCAACCGCATCGTGGGCGGTGCCAAGAACGCGCAGCAGACGATCCAGAACATCGTCGATATGCCGGTGGGCACGTCGGCCGGCGTATTCGGCATCGGCTCGAAGCCGGGCGCCAATATCTTCACGGCGGGCATCGACACGCTGCGCAACACCGTGTCGAGCCAGGACGTGCAGAGCTACAACACGATGATCGCGGGCCTCGACACCAACTTGGCGCAGATCGAAGGCCACGGTCTCGCGGCGTCCGATGCGTTCCGCGGCCAGTACGATCGCCTAGCGCTGCGCGAGGGCGACACCGAATTCACGCGCCTGCGCAAGCTGGCGGAAATGGCGCAGACGATTCAGTCCGGTCTCGATCCGTACCTGTCCAACCCGCGCGTGCCGGCGCAGCAGAAACAGTACATGGCGGACCTCATCGCCGCCGTGCGCAAGACGATTCCTTTCACGCACGCCGATGTGGCCGCCCTCGAGGTCGCTCCGGCCACCGTGACCCTCGGCGACTTGATAAAGGCTCGCGGGCTGAGCAACGCAACGCCCGGAGCCCAACCGGCGGCCCCGGGCGCGTCGGCCGCGCCGAAGGCCCCGCTTCCGCCGCGGAATGACAAGGGCTGGGAGTTGCTCGAGGACGCGCAGGGCAACCTCGCGTACGTGAGCCCGGACGGCACACAGATCGAGGAAGTGGTGCAGTAATGGCCTTCGACCTCTCTACCGCTCGCCAGTACAAGCCGCAGGGCTTCGACGTTTCATCGGCTCGCGTCGCAGGGACGCGGCAGAAAGCCGAGGAAGAAGCGGCTGCGGCCAACGCTCGCATCGCTGCCGGCCACAAGGGTCCGGGCGCGGGCGAGCAATTGTTCCGTTCGACCGCGCAGGCATTGACCGGCCTCGGCCGCGGCAACCCGCTCGTTGCGCTCCCGGCCATGCTGGAGGAAGGCGTCGATGCCGCCGTCGACTTCGTGCCGGGGGCGGCGGGCGCGCCGCGCGACCGTGACCTCCCGCGTTTCTTCCGCGGCCCAATGGACTTGCTGAGCCCCCCGGAGCTGGCCCCGCGCAACCCGGTGGAGCAGATCGTGTCGACGGGCGCTGAGTTTGCCGGCGGCGCGCTCGGCGGCACCGGCATCGGCCGGGAAGTGGCTGAGCGCCTCCCCGGCACGGTCACTGGCAAGGTGGGCGAGGCGCTCGCCGATATGCCTGGCCGGCAGCTCATCGGCGCCGGCACCGGCACTGCAGCGCTCGAAGCGACGCGCGGGGCCGGCGGCGGCCCGGTTGCACAGACCATCGCTGGCACCGTGGGCGCGGGCGCCGCATTCGCCGGGGCGAAGCCGCCGAACATTGCGGCCGCCGTCACCCCGGGAGGCGCACCGTTGCGCCCGTTCGGTCCCGCGGTGGAGACGGCGCGCCGGCTCGACTACCGGGTGACGCCGGAGCAGGTTACGGCCAAAGCGCAGATGGAAGCGCCGCTCGGCACCACCGGTGAGCGCGCTCCCGGGATGCTGCGCTCGACGTTCACCGGCCCGGGGATGCCGGAGCGCTTTGCGATCGACAACCAGAAGCGGACCAACGCGTTCGCGGCCAAGGAACTAGGCATTTCCGAGGTCACGGACGAGGCGCTCGAGCTGGCCAAGTACCCGCACAACGCGGTCTACAACGAGGTGGCGCGAGCCACTCCGCAGCTGGTGCGCGATGCGGAGCTGACGGCTGCGGCCGAGGCGCTCGGCGCCGCGCGTCGGGACAACCCGTATCTGCGCAACACCGCCGCCGTCGATCAGATTCGGGACCGCCTGCTGTCTGCCGATGTGGTAGATACGCAGAAAGCGCTCGACGCGATACGTGAATACCGCAAGGACGCGCGCACCGCGTTCCAGAAGGTCGGCGACGTGGAGGCGGAGCAGGCGGCCATCGCCTACCGTCAGGCGGCCGACGCGCTGGAGCGCGCAATCGAGCGCCAGTCGCCGCCGGGGCTGGTCACGCGGCTGCGCGAAGCGCGCATGAAGCTGGCCCAAATCCACAACGTCCAGGACGCGATGGACGGTCCGAACGTCGACGCTACCCGGCTGGCCCGGATCGGCGAGAAGTTCCCGCTCTCCGGCTTCCTTGGCGAGATCGCCGAAGTCGCTACGAACTTCCCTGAGACCATGCGCTCGGCCACTGGTATCTCGATCCCGCAGTCGTCGAACCAGAGCATGTTCACGACCGCCAGCTTGTTCGCCCGGCGCATGGCGGGGCGCGAGCAAATTCCGTACCTGATGAGCGACAGCTTCCAGAACAAGTACGGCCGCGCCGACCCGAACTACGTCCCCGGCGCCGTCGACGAAAGCCCGTTCGCGGCGCCGCCGGCCGCGCCGCCCCCGGCCGGTCCGCCCCCTGACGGGCGCTTCCCGTGGAGCCCGGCCGGCGAAGGGCCGCTCGACGTCCTGCCCGACCCGACCGGCGTGCCGTTCGAGGGCACCCAGCTGCCGGTGCAGGCGCCGGCCGAGCTTGGCTTGGCCGAGGACCTGATACCCTCGCCCCGGCTGCCGCCCAGCATGGACCGCAAGGCCGCTGGCGTGGCGCTGGAAGGGCCGCTCGACGGTCCCGACCTTCGCGGTCCGGTGCCGGGCTACGACGCGCTGCCGTTCTCTGAGGACGTCGGAGCGCCCCCCGTGGTGCCGACGCGCCCGGACGCCATGCTGCAGGGCGAGATTGGCGCCCGGCCGATCGACGACTTGGGCTTCGAGCTGCAACCCGACCCCGTGGCCAACCCCGACATCGTACCGGGGGCCGCGGAGCCGATGCAGCCGCGGGTCAAGGGCGACCTCGACCTCCTGGCCGATTTCTTCAACCTCGGCGGCGACACCGTGCCGTTCGAGCTTCCGCTCCCCGACCCGGACGCCGGCGGTCTCTCGCTGCGTCAGGCGGGGCCGGACACCATCGAGCCCGACTTCGGCCCGGCCGACACCCGCGGCAAGTCGCTCAACCCGAACCGGCGCAATATGCCCCGGGCCGGGGGCCGCGGCACGCGCGCGGAGGACCTCGAGCTGGACCAGGAACTCATCCCCCAAGAGCCGCTGGCGCTGCCCGCGCCGACGCGCGAGACGCTGATCGGCAGCCCGCAGGGCGACGTGGGGCTCGCGCAGGACTTCGAGGACTTCGGCCTCGGCACCCCCGGTGCGCGTCGCGCAGCGCGCGAGGGCGAGCTGCTAGACCCGGACGCACCGGGACCGCAGGGCGAGACGCCGGTCGGCTTGGGCGACGAGCTGATGCTCGAGGACAGCGCGCCGCGCGAGGCCGCGCCGGAATTCACGGGCGGCGACACCCCGGCGCTCGGCGCGGACGAGTTTGAAATCAAAGGCGACAACCGCCGCATCATCCTGCGGGAGAGCGAAGGGCGGTTGAACATCCAGCGGACCAACGTCGACGAGAACGTGCAGGCCAAGGGGCTCGGCCAGCAGAACATCATGGACGCGCTGGCGGAAGCGGAGAAGCGTGGGCTGCCCCTCGACGGCGGCATCACCATGACGCGCGCCGCGCTGCGTCCGTGGCGGAGTCTGGAGCGTAAGGGCGCCGTCGAATTCGATGGCAACCTCGACGAGATCGAGCGCGCCATCGAGGCCAACGGCGGGATTACGAAAGAGCGCCCTGATGGCAAGCCGTGGATCACGAACATCCGCCGTGGCCCGGCAAGCTGATCCGTGGCCAAGAAAACGATCAGGCGCACGAAGTACCAGCTTGAGGATAACGTCAAGCGGGTGCAGTTCATCCGCCCGAGCCAACAGACCATCATCCAGCAGCTCCAGGCGGAGTTCGCGTTCGCCACGCGCGACGAAACAGACGCCGGCGTCCTGACGACCAAAGCGTTGAACCCGGACGTCGGCGCGTACGCCTACGACCGCCTCCGCTGGCCGAACCAGCACACCGCGGGCAAGGGGACCGCGGCGTACACGTGTACCTCCGTGGGCGGGGTCATCGCCATCCCCTGCCGCCAGTCCAACGTGTTTGAAGTGGAGTTGACAGAGGACGCTGTGCTGAGTGACCCGGCCGGCGGATTCAACGGCCAAGTTATCAACATCGTCATCACGCAAGGCTCTCCGGCGAGCGACCTGACGTTCGGTTCGGCGTACCAGTGGATCATGGGAGTCGTACCTACCGTATCTACCGGAGCTGGAGCAGTTGATCTTATTTCGGGGCAGTACCGTCGATCGACGGGCAAGTGGCTTTGCTCGTATCTCCCTGACTTCACGGGCAGTGGCACAGGCAGCGGTTCGCTGCCCGTGGGCGCGACCGGACCGGCAGGCGCGGATGGCGCTACGGGGCCCACTGGCCCGGGACCGGACATCACCGCGCTGCCTGCAGAGACGTCAGTCGACCCGGAGGCGGACTTGTTCTGGATGTATGATGCGAGCGCATCCGCTTACAAGAAAGTGCTCGGACGGTACATACAGGGTTTCGCGGCTGACACGATTCTCACCGCCGATGGCGAGGTGCTGGTAGACGCGGACGGCAACGTGCTGGTAGAGGAATGACATGAAAATCGACGCAGCCAACATCCCGGCAATCAACTTCGTTGAGCAGGCATCGGCACCCTCGACGCCGACCTCCGGCGAGTGGAAGGCGTACTTTAAGGCCGCTGGCCTCTACGTCATCGATGACGCGGGGGTGGAGACCGGACCCTTCGGGTCGGGCGGTGGCGGCGCCACGCTCCCACAGACCCCGCCTGCATCACCTAACGCTGCGGACGACGAGTTCGACGACACGACTTTCGACACCGGCAAATGGACGCGCGACACGAACTTCTCATCCGGTTCCGCACCCACCGTAACGCAGGCGCAGGGCGCGGTGCTGATTAAAGCAGCGGGCGCAACCGTCAACGTCTACAACCAGGCGATCTCCGGCTCGTTCAAAGTTCGCGCACACGTGCGCTCCGCGCGGACTGACGGGATAGAAAACGTGTGGGAGGCGTATAGAACAGTAGGCATTTCAGTTTCCTACAGCACGACGAAAAACATCATTTTCGGGATGCGTTTTGCAGACGGTGCCTACAGGCTTGGCGTCCATAAGTTCAACGGCGCTACAGAAGTCAGTAGCACCTATTGGGTGGCAGCCGTTGGAGCCGCGTGGTTCATGTCTGTTAGCGGCTATTATTTGGAGCTGGAGGTCGATGCTACGACGATCTACTACAGAGCCTCTCTCAGCGGACACGACGGGACTTTTATAGACTTATCCAGCGAGGCTATTTCCACGCACCTCGGAACAGCGCCGGACAAGATAGGTTTGGGGATGTTCAACTACACCAACCCCGGCATGATCCTAGTGGACTATTTCAGGCGCATTTCGTAGTGTGGCCGACGTTCTACATCCCTCTCGGCATACGAATAGCGCCGGGCAACGCCAATGTGTCGCACATATGCGGAGCCATAGACAGAGACGAAGGCGTCCCCATGATCGCGCCGAACCCGCCGGGAATGGTCGCGGGAGACGCGCAGCTAGTCTGCATATCGTACTTCAACCCTGGCGCGGTAACGTGGCCGACGACCGGCTGGTACGAGATATTTGACGGGCTCCTGATTGCGGGCGAGGGCTCGTACGGTACCGGCCGACAGAAAGTGTTTTGGCGCAAGTGGAACGGCACCGATCCTGCGTTCGAGATCACCCCGTCGAGCGGAATCGACATTGTGTACGCCTCTGTTGCCGTCAGAAACCAAAATGACGCCGACCCTATCTTTACGGGTTATATGTTCAACCCGCACGAAACGCCGGAGGAAACGTACTGCCCGGTCGGACCAGCGCAATACCTTGAGTGCGCGAACCCCGGCGATCTGTTCTTCCAGTTCCAGAACAACACCCCGGACTATGACCCGGCCGACGAACCGACCAGCACGGAGGTAGAGTTCGCCTGCACGAACGAGATTGCTCAAGTTCCGGGCCCTGGCGCGGGGCACACGCTGGCCGGGGTCTATTCGACGCAGGACGCCAACAACCTGTTCGACTACTCAGACCTCGATCCGCTCGGCTGGACCCCGACCGGGCTGATACGATCCGTGGCCGCGAGGAACGCCTCGGTGCTGTCCTCCTGCAAGATCGTAGGGAACAACGGCGGCGGGATGCATTACTTCGAGAAGTCGGTCACGCTGGAGGCCGGCAAGAGCTATGCGTTCCTGCTGGATTTCACCGCATTCAACAATTCAGGTGGCCGGATATGGCTGACGCACATCCGCCCTGACGATACGGAGCACGGCATCGGGTTCGTAGATTCCGGGGCCGCTCTCTACACCGTGCCGGGGTCAACGGACGTATCGGCCACCGGCAACAAGATCATGATGGTTGCACCGAAAGGTGACAACCTGACCGGAGACAACGGGTTCACCGTTGGATATCTGTTCGAGGCTGTCAGCTCCGGCGCCTATAAATTCCGCGTCCACTGGACCGGGAGCGTGAGCGACCCTAACACGTCCAGCGACCCCGGATTCTTTGCGCAACTGTTTGTCAACGCGGTCGCACTGGTAGAGGGTCCATCGAAAATGCAGGTGCCGGTGCTGCTACCGACCAGTGGCGCAGCGATTCTTCCCGGCAGCACGCCGTACATCCTTCCTCGCCCACCGAGGGTAGCCCCTTCGCAGGTAGCGTTTTACCCGTGGAGCGCATTTGTGATGCGTCGAGCGGGCGGGAAGCGCCCCGTGTGCCGGCTGATGAACCATCAGTTCCGCAACACGTTCATTAGGTTCACGGACAACGAGATCACCGACTCGCGCTTCATGGCGCAAAAAAGCATCCCGGGCAACATTGCCATGCGGACGTCCCATTCTGTCTACTCGTTCCTGAGTCAGCAGAAGTTCTACATGGAATTGAAGATCGACAGCTTCGGGTCGGGCGGCGCGAATGAGTGCTACACCATCGGCATATGCCCGATGGAGACGGCCACCACGCGAACCGGATTGACGATCAGCGGCACCCCTCCGGTCACGGGCGATTTGCCCGGTCAATACTCGTACACCGCTGTAGGCACGACCTACACTGACGGCACAGCGGACGGCGGCAGCCCGATAGCGACGTGGGCGGTAAACGATTACATCGGCGTCGGCATCGACTTCGCCGCTATGGAGGTGACGTACTACCGCAACGGTACGTTACTCAAGACGCAGGCGATCAACTCCGCGTACTCGGGCAAGATGTGGGTCGGGCTGTTCGGGTTTTTCTCGGCCTACGCCGCCGACAAGCAGGCCCGGTTCACTTACAACTTCAAGGGGCCTTTCGGTGGCCGGAAGCCGAGCGGCTTCGCGGCGTTCGACTTCGACAACGAGGTCACGTGATAAAGACGACCGCGGACGCGCTCGAGCTGCTACGACGGCACGACGCGGCGAAGCTGTACGAGACCCTCGACGCCTGGCAGCAGCGCGAGCTGCTGTGCGTGGTGCGTCGGATTGCGGGAGAGATAGGTTACATAAGCCGGTCGCTTCCTCCGCAGGCAGAGACCCGGTAAACTTGTCCCAGGAGCCGGGTTCAATCGCCGAGAGACGCCATGCCGCCAGCGCAAGACGATATTTTGACCGAGGTTCGCCTCGCCCTAGCGCGGCTCGAGGTGAAGGTGCAAGGGCTCGATCAGAAGATGGACAGCGCGGTAGTCTCCCGCGAGCATCTGGAAAATCGCCTCGCTCCGTTGACAGAGAACATGAACAAGTGGAAGGGCGGCATGGCCGCCATCACCCTTGTCGCCGGCAGCGTCGGAGCACTGGTGACAACGGTGGTCAAGTACCTGCTTACCGGCGGCTCCAGCCCGTGACCAACCCACCTTGGCTTGCTGCCGCCCGCTACTACGAAGGGCTCATCGAAGTTGCCGGCCCCGGCACGCACCCCACCATCCGCAAGTGGCTCACCCGGCTCAAGGCGTGGTGGAGCGACGACGAAACCCCTTGGTGCGGCACCTTTGTCGCTGCCGTCTTTCTGGACGTCGGCATCACCCCGGTCAAGCACTGGTATCGCGCGAAGGCGTGGCTCGAGTGGGGCACTCCGCTGAGCGCCCCGATCCCGGGCTGCGTCGTGGTGTTCGAGCGCAAGGGCGGGGGTCACGTCGGCTTCGTCGTCGGCGAGGACCTGACGGGGCGCCTGCTGGTTCTCGGCGGGAATCAGGGCAACCGCGTGTCGATCGCGCCGTTTGACCGCAGCCGCGTGCTGGGTTATCGTTGGCCGCCAGGACACATTTACGCCCCTTTTCAGCCGCTTGAGCGCTTCGCCAACAGCGAAAAGGCCAGCCGAAACGAGGCTTGATATGCGCGACGCACTCGCCGCCGTAGGAGGGCGGAGGTTCGTCATGACGATGGGATGCGGTGTCGCTTGCACCGCTTTGGTGTGGTTCACGAAGATCGACGGCTCGATCTTCCGCGACATCATCATTGCGACTGTGGCCGTCTACATCGGTGGCAACACGTACCAGAAGGTCAAGGGTGTTCCTGATGCTCAAGCTCCTGCTGAGTAATCCTTGGGTGCTGCTGGCCGTCATCCTGACGGTCATCGCGTCGTATGGCGCGGTCGGCTACAAGGGCTACCGGCTGGGGCAAGACAGCATCATCGCGGAACAGGCGAAGCTGGCCGACGTGGAGACCCGTACGCGCGATGCCGCGCTGGCCGCCGCCGGCGAAGCCATATCCAAGATCGAGGTGCGCAATGTCACGATCCGCCAGAAGGCCGAAACTATCACCCGGGAAGTTCCTGTGTATGGTGATTGCCGCCACGATCCTACCGGGCTGCGCCTGGTCAACGAAGCGCTCGGAACCCAAACCGAACCCACTGGTGGCGATAAGCTGCCCGCACCTAACGCCCCTCAACGATGACAGCTTCGGTGCCACCACGCTCAAGTTGATCGAAGTCGCCGGGCAATACTACCGCTGCCGCGAGGCCGCGCTCTCGACTCAGCCGGAGGGCAAATGAGATACAAGAAACCGGACCCGATGAGCCTGCTGACGATTGCCGTGCTCGCCGCGCTGGCGCTGTGGATCGGCGGCGCGTTCAAGAAAGCGAATTCCGCAGAGACCACGATCACGTGGACCCCGCCGACGCAGCGGTGCGACGGGACGGCGCTCACCAACCTCGCCGGGTACTCGCTGACATACGGCCAACGGAGAGCCGAGCTTCCGCTCACCCCGTTGAGCTACAACGTCACGGGACTGACGCCGGGCGACTGGTGGTTCAGCTTGGCCGCGGTCGACGCAGCAGGGGAGCGCAGCGAATTCGTCACGGTAAACAAGACGGTTCAGCCGGCAGAGTTCGTCACGCTGGCGACGCCGGCGTACTCCGTTGCCAAGAGTACGAATCGCCTCATTCTGATACAGGTAGGAACCGTCCCGCTTGGCACGCTCTGTGACGCAACGCAGAGCGTGAACGGGCACTACGCGGTGCCGTACACCGCCGTCACGTGGTCGGGCTCTACGCGACCGAAGCTGGTGATGGCGAAATGTTCGTGAAGTTGTGGCAGAGTATAGTGCGCGCGATTTTCAAGATCGTGTGTCGTAACCACCCAAGCAGCTTGAAGGAACTTAAATGCCGAACGTAACCGTCTCATGGATTCTCCCGACCACCAAAGTCAGCGGCAAGCCGTTGACGATCGACAAGATCGACGCTGTGATTATCGAGATCAGCGCCGATGGGATCAACTACGCCGAGGTCGGCTCATTCGAGCCTGACGTGCTCGAGACCACCGTCTCGGACCTCGAGCCGGGCGACTGGCTGTTCCGCGGAACGGTCATCGACACCGCCGGCCGGAGTTCACTGCCGGTCGAAGCGAGCATCAGCCTCGAGGACACCTCGCCCCCGGGCGCGCTGGCTTCGCTCACGCTGACTCTCGCGGCCTGATCTGCCCCACAGGAGGGACATTTTCAGTGGCCACGAAGGTAACGACCTGTGACGAGCAAAGGGAAGAACATAGACGCGTTCCGCGCGTCTCACGACAAGTCCTATTTCGTCCCAAAGAAGATCGCTTCCGCGCTGACGGAGCTGGGGGATAGCTGGGAGTACGAGGGGGAATTCATCCGCCGCTGCCAGCTGTCCACCGGCGACTTCGTGGTGTACCGCGATCAATTCAAAGACTTCTACGTCGAGACCGCCAGTACGGGCGGCAACCGCGGTAAGCGGGTGTGGGCGGGAACCAAAGCGTTCGCCGCCAAGTTGCGGAGTACCATGTGATGCGTAAGCCCGCTGGCCGTTCGGTAAAGGATTTCCAGCGGGCTCACGACCCGACGTTTCGCGTCGAAGCCACTACTGCGGTGTTCGAGCGCCCGCTCGACCCCAAGGCCGCCGTGTTCGTCATCACCGCGGCGCAGAACGCGACGCCGGTTCACCCCGGGTTTTGGGCGTGCCTCCTGCGCATCGCCGAGCACCGCTGCGGGGAGCTGATGGTGCATCCGCTGCGCTACAAGAACCCGACGAGCCAGTGGTCGGGGAGCCAGCAGAACGCCGAGCATTGGGCGCGCGAGGTCCGGCCGTTCCTGTGGAACCAACGCCGGGCGCTCAACCGCAACCTGACTTTCCTGGCAGACCTCAAGATTCAGCCGACCGCCTCGAGCCCGCTCACCGGGGCCGACGCGCTCTCGCACGCCGCCTCGGGCATCGTGGGGCACACCAAGGTCCAGCTGCGCTGCATCCCGACGCCCTCGCAGCGCATGGCGAAGATACTGACGACCACGGGTGCCTGCACGGTGCCGAACTACACCGACTCCCGCTCCGGGCGGATCGGGGAGTTCCACCACTCGCTCGCCGCGGTCATCGTGGAAATCGACGGGGGCCACTTCCATCTGCGCCACGTCCACTACGACGCCAAGAGCGGGAGCGTAACCGACCTCGGGACCCGCTACACCCCGAACGGCCCTGAGAAGGCGCCGGAGCCACTGGCGCTGGTCATGGGGGACACGCACGTCAAGGCGATCGACCCGGCCGTGGAGCGCGCCACGTTCGGCCCCACGGGCATCGTTACCGTGCTCAAGCCGAAGCATCTGGTATGGCACGACCTCCTGGACGCCTACAGCTGCAACCCGCACCACCTCGGCAACCCGTTCAACGCCATCGCCAAGCGTGGCCGGGCGGACGACGTGCGCGCCGAGGTGCAGGAGGCGATCGACTTCATTTCCGAGCGCACCCCGATGGGCGCTATCTCAGTCGTCGTCGGCAGCAACCACAACGATATGCTGCGCCGCTGGGTAGTCCAGGCGGACTGGCGCAGCGACCCGCTCAACGCCGAGTTCTACCTCGAGACGGCGCTGGCGATGGCCAAGGGGACCCGGCTCACCGGGCACGGCGCCGAGTACCCGGACCCGTTCTCGCATTGGGTGAGGCAGGCCAAGCTGCCACGGGTCAGAGTGCTGGGGGACGACGAGAGCTTCGTGCTGGCCAACGTCGAGCTGGGGATGCACGGCGACCGGGGCCCGAACGGCGCCCGGGGCAGCATCAAGAACCTCCGGCGCATCGGGGTCAAGTCGATCATCGGCCACTCGCACACCCCCGGAATCGACGAGGGATGCTACCAAGTCGGCACCTCGACACGGTTACGGCTCGAGTATAATCACGGCGCGAGTTCGTGGCTCAACGCCCATGCCGTGCTGCACGCAGACGGCAAGCGGCAGATCATCGTCATTGCGGACGGGCGCTGGAGACTGGAAAAATGAGCGGGCAGCAGGCTTTCTACGGTGTCGGCAATTGTGCCAAGATCGCAGCCACTACGACCAGCGCCACCGTGACGCTGCCGTCCGCGGTCTCTCCCCGCACCACAACCTTGCGCGTGTTCAACGGCAGCTCGGCGATGGCCCACTTCCGCACCGGCGAGGGGGCACAGACGGCGGTCCTGACCGACACGTTCGTCGCTCCGGGCTCGACCGAGACCTTCGTGGTGCCGGCCGGGCACACCGACGTCGGCGTGATCTTGTCCGCGGGGACGGGGCCGGTCTACGTCCAGCGGGGGAGCGGCCTGTGAAGCCCCTGATCGTCAAGTGCCCGCGCTGCGCCCGGGAGCACACGCTGGAAAAGGTGCCGACGTCCAATCACTTCGTAGTGCTCTGCGCCGGCTGCGGCGACCGCCTGCGGGTCCGCACCCGCAAGCTGGCGATCTGGTGGCACGTTCGCGTCGAGGGCCGCCCCCGTGCTGCGTAATAGCAGCACATGGCAAGTCGTCTACGCCGGGGACCCACCGGACGGCGACGTCACCCTTGGCCGCTTGTGGATGGACACGGACGCAACCCCACCAATCCTCTACAGCTGCACCCAGGTCGACCCGGTAGTGTTCGAGCCCGTGGTGGGCGGCGGCTCCCCCGGGCCGCAGGGCCCCACCGGTCCCGCGGGGCCCGGGGTCCCGACCGGGGGCTCGGCGGGGGAAGTTCTCGCCAAGGCGAGCGGCACTGATTATGATACCGAGTGGGTGCCGCAGACAGGCGGCCCGGGAGGCGGCAATTCCTACATTCCTGGCGGCTGGGGCTGAGACCCGGCGTTTAACTCTCGGAGATTCGACCCATGCCTAAAGGCACCGCGACCTGTAACAACGTCCTCGCCCTGGTGTACAACGCTACGGCGTGGGCCAACATCGCCGACAACGCAGCGGCCTCGCCCGTCACCAACATCAAGATGCGACTGGCCACGGCCAGCTACACCGGCGCCAGTAATGGCAGCTCCAACGAGACGGCGTACACCAACTACGCTGCGCAGGACGTCGCCCGCACCACGGGCGGATGGAGCGTGCCCTCCGGCGGCTCCACGGCCAACGTCGCGGCCATCGAGTTCCCGCAATGCGGTGTGACCGGCGCCACGATCACCTCCGCCTGCACCAGCAAAGCGGCCGGCGCCTCGGACATTTTCCACTATGGCGACCTCAACGCGTCGATCGCGGTGTCGAACCAGATTCAGCCGCGTTTCGCCGCCGGTGCCGTCACGATCACGGAGACCTGATGAACCTCGCCGAAAAGTTCCCTCCGCTCTACGAGTGCTCGGTGTGCGGCAAGCCGGTTGACGTGCTGCCCGTCGCGGACGGCGAACCGGTCATCAACCGGCGCTGCGAGCACGACGGCGCAACCGTGTGGGCGAACCGCAAGGTCACGCTGTACGGCAAGGGCGACGTGAACATCGCTACGCGCTGGCAGCGCAAGATCACGCTCAGCGTGCGGCAGCTGTTGTCAGCGCTGACGGGGCGGAGCATCTGATGAGCGGCTTCCAGACGGTCAAGGCGTGGGCTGACAGCGAAGGGGACGGCCGATCGTGGCTGTCCTTTTTCCGCAAGGTCCCGTCGAGCACCGCCACCGTCGCCGGCCAGTGGTTCGACTACTCGACCGCTTCCGGCGTGCCGGTGCCGAACTACTACGCTTCCTCGCCGCTGGTGGCCGCTACACTCGAGCCTGAGAAGGGCATCTTCGTTCCCGAACAGCTGACAGACCGCTACCTCAAGTCCACCACGGTCATGTCGGCCGCCGCGAGCGTCACCGGTACGACCAATCAGAACCAGCAACTCATGCTGCTGGACTACCTGTTGTTCTACCCGTTCATTGACCTGGACGCCGCGGGCGAAGAACAGGTCATGGACAACACCGTGACGCTGCCGCGCTTCGAGGATGGCGTGGGTGTGCAGATGATGCTGGTCGCGCAAGCGCCCACGGTCGGCGGCGGCAGCTTCACGGTCAAGTACATCGACACCGACGACGTTGAACAGACGACAGCGATTCAGTTTTGCGCAGCTGCGCAGCCTTCGGGCGCGCTGGTCTCCGCCGTGTCTGCCGCTGCGGGGCTTGCCCCGTTCATACCGCGGGTTGCCAACGGACGTGGCGTGAAGCGCATCGTCAGCGTCACAATGAACGTGGCGAACGGCGGCCTCGCGGCGCTGGTGCTGGTCAAGCCGGTGGAAATGTCCTACGCGCGGGAGGAGTGCCGCCGTCCGACGTCCTCTCCGACCGAGAGCTACGGCGACGCCACCGAGATCGAGCGCGTGCGTATGCGCGCAGGCGCGCCCCGACTCGCAGCAGGCGGCTTCTTTGGCTGGATCGGTAACACCCCGGCCGGCTCCCTCGCGTCGGCCCCGCTGGTCGGCATGATCGAATCATTCTGGAGTTAGCACATGGGTTTCGCAAGCCAAGACGACCTCATCAACGAAGTCTCGACCAACGGGAAATTCGACTACGCGATCCGCAACAAGACGATCTCGACCGCACAGGTCGCGGCGTTCTGGACGAACCTCGGCGTGTTCGCGGGCAGCGAGCCGGCCTCGGCCTACCCCGGTACCTCGCTCACGTTCGTCCCCACGGACGACACGTGGGCGGATGGTGCGTGGCCGCACGGCGGCGACGTGAGCCCCGACACCAAGCACTTCCTGTACGCGGGCGCGAACATCGTCGCTGCGGCCGGAGCCCCGTGGTTCCTGTTGGCGGTAGATCAGGTGGGCTACGTGCCGATCACTGGTGCCGACGTTACCGGAACCACCGGGCGCACCATAACCATGACTCCGATCGCAGCGACGGCCGCCAAGGTCGACCGGTACCCGAACGGCGTAGGGCTGCGCGCCTTCTTCTCGACTGAGGTCGCACCAACCGCGGGCGGCCCAAACATGACGGCCTTCGGATACAAGAACGTCGCAGGCGCGAGCAAGACGTGTCCGGTCACGGTCGGTATGGCTGCAACCCCGGTCATCGGCGCAGTGCCGCACTCAGGCGGCGCAGCGACCCGCTACGCTCCGTTTATCCCGATGGCGGCAGGCGACACAGGCATAAGCGATCTCGAGTCGTTCACGTGGACGGGCGGCACGGCCTACACCGGCACAGGGCAGATGGTTCTGCACCTGGTCAAGCCGTTGTGGGGCATCCCGCTTCCGGCGTCCGGCATTCACAACATCGCCGACTTTATCAACGCGCTGCCCAACATGGCGCGCATCCGTGACGGCGCGTGCATCCAGTGGATGCTGATGAACACCGGCGCCACCACGGCCAACGCGCCGCTGCTGGTCGAGAGCGCGCACGGATGGGGCTGATCTGCAACGGATACCGCAACGGGATGAACCCGTTTCGCACCTACGCAGGGGCGACGCTATCCTATTTGAACGGACGCGCACCGGCCGGTGACTACCGCACCGGGCGGATGCGCAACATCGCGTTCCTCACCTCGCGTCAGGTAGCGCTACCGCAGGGCAACCTCGCGCCGAACGCCTGGATGCTGCCGCAGACCGGTGGCGGAATGTCCATGCGGACGGTCGGGGCGGGAACGCTCGCCGCCGGCCTGATCCCGTCGTATCCCATGAGCATCGACCTCACCGGCGCCGGAGACCTCGACGCGACGGCCGGGCTCGTCGTTTCCATGCTGCTTGCAATGGCGGGCGCTGGCGACCTCACGGCAACGATCGAAGGGCGACTCAACGCCACCATCGACATGACCGGCTCGGGCGACTTGGACGCCAACCTGTCCGGGCTCGGCAACATGGTCATCGGACTGCTGGGGGCGGGCGATCTCGATGCGACGATTGCGGCGTTCGGCGATATGGCGATCGACATTGTGGTCACGGGCACCGGCCTGTCCACAGCGAACGTCGGCCAGGCGGTATGGGCGGCGCTGGCCGCGACCAACAATGACCCGGGCACGATGGGCGAGAAGCTGAATGACGCCGGCAGCGCGTCGAACCCGTGGACCGAAGTCATCGAGTCGGGCTACACCGCCGCGGAAATCCTGCGTCTGCTGGCGGCCTACGTTGCCGGCAAGACGACGGTCGACGACCTCGGCGGTGGGTTCGCCACTGTCACGTTCCGCGACCTCGCGGACACGAAGGATCGCATCGTCGGCGATATGGCCGGCAGCGAGCGCACCGACGTTACCAAGGATGTCACGTGACCACGATTGCGTACCGGGACGGGGTTCTCGCCGCGGACTCAAGGGTGACGGTCGACAACGGCAGCGGTGCGCGGATGCACACGTGCCGCAAGTTGTTCCGCAAACGTGTCAGCGAAGGCAAAAAGCAATTCGAGGTCATCATCGCTACCGCCGGCGAATCGTCGCCCGGGATGGTGTTCGTCGACTGGTACGGCAGCGGCAAGCCCGTGCCCGACATTTTCCTTCACATAGACGCCGACTTCACGTGCCTGGTGCTCACGCCGAAAGGGCTGTTTGAGTACGACACGTTCTGCCGCGGCGAGGAAATCGAGGAAGATTTCTACGCGATCGGCAGCGGGGCAATGGCGGCGCTGGCGGCGATGCACTGCGGGAAGTCCGCGCTTGACGCTGTGAGGATTGCAGCTCGCGTAGACACCTACACCGGCGGGCGCATCGTCAGCGATAGCCTGATACCTAAAATTAAAAAGGCGTAAGCCCGCCCCGTCGAGTAGGTCGGACAGGGTAAAGCCTCCGTGGGGGTTACCCAAAAAGCCCTGTCTTGCGGCCTACTCGACCCCGCGCTCCTTCGAGTTCCCATGACTTCGACCGCGCTAGTGCTCGACGCGAACACCGTGCGGGCCATGCAACATCGTCGGTTCGTGAGTGGGCGGTCAGTTCGTTACGCGCCCCACAGGGCGCGGCGGATTTGCGCGAGCAATCTGAGCACAGGGGCTTCGGGTCTCGGGTCTCCGACCGTTGGCACTCCGCCCCACAGGTAGTATGGCTGCAGCAGTTGCGTGCTGACGACGTAGCCCGATGCGTCACGCACGGTCCAGCGCAGTGTCAACTGGTAGTTGCGGAAGTGTTCGCGCGGGATCTGAATGTGCTCCCCTACCTCAGTTGGACACGTATGAATTACGTCTCCGCCTTTCACCGCGCGATACGTCGGCATTCCGTTCCACACCGCGCCCGGGATCGGCTCCAGCAGCTCAGACGTTAGGCGTTCGCATCGAACTTCGTTTCTTCCGCCCGCTGGCGGCGTTGGCAGCGTTACGTCGACGGCGCTCGCTACGCTGCTCGTCAGTAACATCAGCATGAACCCAAGTTTTAGGGGGGTGTCCAAGGTACTTCTCCCAGCGTGAATCGAATTCAATGTTACTCCAACGGCCGCCGCTTCGCGCAGCGGGATCGGGGTTTTGCTCCATCCACGCAGCAAAGCGAGAGAGCGCCGCTTCCCGTGCCGCCCCGGCTAAAATGTGGTCTGGCAAAGGCGCCATGCTTGGGTTGCGACACGTACTGCAACTGCCCCACCTCCTGAGAGTTGTCGCTTTCGACCGCCGTCCGCAGGCGCACGTGGACGGGCTACTTTTCATTCTGCACCTCTGCCACGGTTGAACCTGTTGCCAGCGGCTCGCCGCACTTCTGGCACGCCCATCCGGGCTTGATGCCGTTCAGCACATAGTTTTCATGGGCGCAATCTGATGCGCTGCCAATGACTCTGTTGCACTCGACGCAGACAAGCCCCGGTGTGCGCGGCGCCGCGTTCTCGCAAGTGAAGCAACGCACAGCCGGTGCGCTGTCAGCGGGTCGCAGCCTCGAACCCCTTGAGGTCGGGTGCCCTCTCCAGCAAAGCGTCCCTGTGGGCACGACGTAGCCGTGGTAGGCATAAGGCACGGTATAACCACACGCGGAGCAACGGTCGCCGGGTCTAGTCGGCGGACAAACACAGCCGCATACGCCCATCATTTTTCAGTCTCCTTTGTGAGTGCGGCTCATAGCATGACCTGCGCTAGCACGATCACAAGCAAGCCGCCAAGTCCCATGCCGACCATAAAATATAGGTATGCACGGCTCATCATTTCTCCCTCCCGTAATCACTCAGCACAATCCAAACCGTCACGCCAGCGGCGAGGTACGCGAACACCGTGAACCACTGCGCGGGGGTCACGGCTTCACCTCGGGATGAGTAGTTGCTACCTGTGGTGAAGTGGCTCTCGCCATCCAACCGTCCCGGTACAGGCAGCGCAGACCCATCGCCCATGCCGCTCGCGGTTCCTCGGGATCGCCATGCACGCGACTGGCTTCCCAAGTCCTGCGGCGTTCCTGCTGGAACCACTGCTCGAAGCGTTCTTCTTCAGTCATGCCGTCACCATCCACGCCATTGCGATTATGCAGCCGATCAGGCCAGCACCAACGGCCAGCGACCCCCATAACACGAACTCGAACTCCATGCGGCTAGGCGGGCGGTGGGGCTTAATCACGGCGCACCTGTCACGGTTGAAGTGGCTCTCGCGGTCCCGGCTAGGTGCAGCGCACTCAGCACCGTGTCGGTGATCTGGTTCGTCAGTTCCTGCCCGTCGCGGTCCCGGTTGAATACGTGGGTCTCATGCAGGCTGCGACCGTCTGCGGTCTTGGCGGCTATGGTGATGACAGTCTCGGTCACGCCGCTGCTGTAGACGTATGCCATCACGCACCACCTTCTGCGCTGTCAGCGGCTCTTGACCCGCGGCTCACCGGCAGCCCGAACGCCTGCTCCAGCTCTTTTTGCAGGTTCGCCAGCGCCCGCCAAGCGAGCTTAGTGCTGTGCCGCACGCCGTCGCTGTCAACCGTGCCGGCGTCCATGAGGTGCCGCGTCAGCGCGTCCAGCTCGTCGCCGGACTTGGCGCGCGCCCAATGGAGCGGCTCGCCCGGGTTGTGCTGATCGTTGCCGATTTTGGACAGCTCCGCGACGGCCGCGATGGCGTCGGGGAAGTAGGCCAGCACGCCGGAGAATATAGGCACAGCCTTGCGCTGTTGCGCGTCAGTGGGGAGCATGATGGAGTCTCCTGATACGGTTGAAGATGCGGCGGAGCACGTAGCTCCGGCAGAGCGACACGACGGTAAACATGATGCCGATGTTGAACGCCTGCCCTCCGCTCATATGGACGCCGTAGAACGGCAAGATAAATATGTTAATAAGCCAATTCAAGCCGAAGCCGACAACGATGCCGGCCCACGCCTCGAGCCAGGAACCGAGTCTAGTCTGCACGGCGCATCGCCTCCAGCAATAGGTCCTGCACCTCGCGCTTGCTGGCATGGCGCTCGATCAGCGTCTCGTCGATCGTCCCCTCGGCAACGATCGTCCACACCCACACCGCGCGCTTGTGGCCGGATTGCATCTGACGCACGGGGCCGATGCGCTCGAGAATTTGCTGATGGTATTCGAGGTTCCAGCCCATCCCGAAGTACACCATCATGTTGCACACGTCCTGCAACCCGTCGATCCCGTGGCCCATCGACTGCGGGTGTGCCACGCCGATCTGCACCTCGCCGGCTTTGAACCGCTTGAGCCCCTCGGGCTTCGATATGTCGGCCGAGTTCTTGAAGTGCTTGAGGATGCGGTCCTTGTCGCTGATGAATTCGTAGGCGACCAGCAGCGACGCGCCGTTGGCTTCCTGCACGATGCTCTCCAGCGCCTCGATCTTGACGTCGTGAACGGCAACCCACTTGGGGTGCTCAGAGTACGCCGCGCCGTTGGCCATCTGCCGGCACTTGTTGGTGAGCGCCGCGGAATTGAACACCTCGACCTCGGTGCCGCACTCCAGCGTGGTGAACATTTCGGTCTCGAGTTCCTTGTACTGCGCCATCGCTCGCGGCGGCAGGCGCACCGGGACTTGCCGCTCGATCGGCTTTTCCAGGTCGAACCAGTCCTCGGGGCGGATCGACAACGTGATGTCCTCGATCGCGGCGTAGATTTCGCGCTCGGCGTTGGGGTAGGGCACCACACCGTAACCGTCATAGCTCTTGCGGAACCAGCGTTCCATGAACCCGGTGTAGGTGCGCCCCAAGCGCTGCCCGAAGTCGAGGTACCAGAACTGGCCCCACAGGTCCTTGAGCCCGTTGGGCGCTGGGGTGCCCGTCAGCTCGTACCAGTGGTCGGTCTGCCGCGCGACCTTGCCGAGCGCCGCGGTGCGCTCACCGCCCTGCCCCAGCCGGAAATTCTTGAGTCGAGTGGACTCGTCGGCAATCACGTTACGGAACGGCCACGGGCGCTTGGCGTAGGTCTCGACGAGCCACGGTAACTGTTCGTAGTTGACCGTGTAGAGGTGCGCCGGCCGGTGCAGCGCCGAGCGCCGTTGCGCCGGCGTGCCGACGATCGGGGAGACCTCCATGTGCTTGAGGTGCTCCCATTTCTGCGTCTCCTCCGGCCACGTGTCCCGCGCCACGCGCAGGGGCCCGATAGCGAGGAACGGATCGTCGGTGCCGGTGGACAGCAGCAAGTCGGCGACCGTCAACGAGCTTACGGTCTTGCCGAGGCCCATGCCGGCGAACAGCGCACAGCGCTTGTTGGCCAGCATGAAATCGATAGCGATTTCCTGGTACTCATGCGGCTTGAACTTGCGGGTCACGGCCACTCGATCGTGTCCTTAGGGTTCGGCTCGAACAGCTTGCGTTCCTCGTCGGTCATCGGGCGCTCGGTGACAATGATCCCGGGCCACTCGATGATGTCGGCCTTGCGCGGAGTGAACTTCTCCGGCGCCTTGGCGTTGTGCTCGAAAATGGTGGTCATACGTTGCTCCATTGCTCGGCCATCGCGTCGGCGATGCCGCGGTAGGTGCGCGACCTCTCGCGCGTGCGATTCGGCCCCGGGCTCATCAGCCAGCACGATTGCCTGCGCCCGGTCTCGTTCGGCGTCGTCGGGGCCAGCGGCGGCAGGTTGTGCAGCCACAGGCACGTCGACTTCTGCTCACCGAGGCCCGGCTCGTCGAGGTGCCAGAACTGCCAAGGCTGGATGATCTGCGTGTACTTGCCGATGCGCTCGGCGGCGTAGCGGTGCGGGATCGGGTTCTCGATGCACACGCGCGGCGCGGAGCCCTTGAACAGATTGAAGAAGTTGCAGGCGTATTTCATGTCGTCCCACAGGTTGCGCTCGGCCAGCCACCTAACGCCGGAATTTGTTAACCGAGTGCATGGCGGATGTGCGATTACCAAGTCCCAGCCGCCCAAGAGGCGCGGGTAAAGCTGATCGAACACGTCCCCGCGGAAGTGGAACGCGCTGCCGTCCTCGGCCGGCTCGAGGTCGCAGGACCACGCATCGTGCCCCCGGTCCCGAAACGCCTGCCGGACCCGGCCACTGTTTTCGCACGCAACTAGGACGCGCACGGCTGGGGCTCCGGCTTGTTGAGCTTCTCGTACGAGTCGCGCATCCGCTGCCACTGCGCCAGCTCCTCGGGGGAGAGGTCGCGCAGGTACACGGGCGGCTCGCCGGGCTGGCGCGTGAACGGCGGGTTAGTTAGCTGGGCCATTCTTGCGGCGCACTCGCGCACCGTTGACGAAGCCGTCGCGCTCTTTCCACGATTTCTCCGGGGCCTTCGGGGCTTCGTCGCGGCGCTTGCGCTCGACGGGTTCCTCGGCCAGCTTGTCAGGATCAACTTTCATCTTTGGTACCTCAGTAGGTCATGTTGCGAATGTAACCATCGACGCCATCGTAGGTGTCTATGACGTCGACTCGAAAACCGAGGGCGCGGCGCCGTTCGTGGTCGCGTGCCTGCATCTTCGTCGGCTTCTCGCCGGGGCGCTTGCACTCGACAAACGTGATTTCGGCAGCAAGACCGTGCGGGCGGTCCGGCCACAGCACGATTCGGTCGGGGACGTGCGACTTCTGCGGAGACTTAAACTTCTCGGCAACCGCTCCGTGCTTGGCGCACTGCTTGACGAGATACTCCTCGATGTCGGACTCGTACACTTTGCGCTCAGTCATCCTTGCGATACCTCTGCGTCTCGAAGCCGGCCGCGGCCAGCGGGAGGCCCACCGCCCAAGGCGGGTTAGTGGCCAGAATAGCGCTCAGCTCGTCGACCGACCTCTCGGGTAGGTCGACCGGCTCAGTCACCAGCTCGTCATGCACGGTGAGCACGATCGGGTAGCCCGCCGCCTCGGCGTGCGGCATGGCGTAGGCCATGACGTCCCGGGCGGACGCCTGGCAGGCGTTCTCGACCAGCTTGCCGCCGTAGGTGGGCTCATGGCGCCACGTTTTCGTGTAGACGTTCCACGCGGCGAAATTGATCTGCTGCGCCTCGCCCTCGACCTTGGGGTTCGGGTACAGCAGGTAGCGCCCGGAGGGCAGCCGCATCCGCAGCCACGCCCCCTTGCGGTCGAACGTCAGGCGGCCGGCGTGGAACTCCTGCCCCGGCGTCAGGATCGCACTGCGGGCGGCGTTCTCGACGTCCTCCCACAGCGCGACGGTGGCGGGGTGCGCCAGTCGCCACAGGCGCTTGAGGGCCTCGCAGGCGACGTACACGCGCTCTGAGAGCCCGTAGGTGCGGCGCAGCTTGGTGGCCCACCGGAAGGTGCCCTCGGCGCCCATACGCACGCCCACGGGCAGCGTGGGCAGCACCCGGTCGGCCAGCTCCTCGAGGTCGATGCCGTAGGCCGCGGCCATCGCCACGAACGCCCCGACCCCGCCCTCGTAGCCCATTGCCAGCTCGAGCACCTTGCCGATCTGGCGCTGCCACTTCTCGACGGCATCGGGGGACACGTTGAACGCCCGGGCATAGGCCAGCTTGTACAGGTCGGGGCCGGTGCCGGCGTCGTACTCGCGGAACGCCTGGAGCTTCCAGTCCTCGCCGGCGATCCACGCCAGCTTGCGCCCTTCGATGTTGGCCAAGTCGCTGATGACCAGCTTGCGGTTCGGGCCGGCGCAGAGCACGGAGCGCACCGCGCTCGACATGGCTTCCATGATGTCGTCCAGCAGCACGTCCTCGCAGCCCGACACCACTGCGGCAATGGCCGTGAGGATGTCGTCGAAACTGATGGTGGGGCGCTTCAAGTTCTGCGGCTGGAAGTTCCGGCCGCCCCAGCGCCCGGTGCGCAGCGCGCCGCAGTATTGCAGCAAGAAGGAAATGCGCCCGGCGACCTGTATCTCCAGCAGGCGCTTGTACTTCGAGGTCGACGACTTGCTGGCCGACTGGCGCAGGCGCAGCAATTCCTTGGCGAACTCCGGCAGGTTCGGATCGTCCAGCCGGCGCTCGATCGTGTCGGCCTTGAGGTCAGGGAGGTCGACGCCGTACTCCATGAACAGGAACGCCAGCAGCCGGTCGCGCTGCGTTGCGCGCAGCACGGTGTCGTTGGTGATGTCCTGCGTGCGCTTGGCGAGGCGCTTCTGCTCGGCCGTGGTCGCGCGCACTGCAGCGGCAGCGAACTCCAGGTCTACGGCGATGCCGCGTTCGTTGATGATCTGGTCCAGCTCCCACAGCCCCAGCTCGAACGCGCTATCGTTCCACTTGGGGCACTTGCGGTACACCTCGCGCATGGCCTTGATGTCGTCGCCAGCGTAGGCGAGGAAGCCGCGCCACTCCTCGGGGTGCGTGGTGCGGGTATTGCGTCCGCCGTTTTTGGTCGGCTTACAGAACAGGTTGATGTAGTCCTTGCCGGCTTTCTTCGCGGTGCCGGCGTCCAGCTTGAACACGGCGCTCAGCTTGTCGAGACCGCCGGGGAGCCCGTGGCGCAGGCACGCCGCCATCGTGCAATACCACTTGCCGCGCAGCAGTCTCGCTAAGTCGGGCAGCGCGTGCCCAATAACCGTACGGTCGAACTGCGCGTTGTGCGCGATGGCCCGGTCGCACTGCATGGCCTCAAGGCGCAGCAAATGCGGCATATCCTCGCGCGTCGCGTCCCACGTGCGAACAGGACCGTCGTCGACCGCCCACGTCACGATCATCACTTCCACTTGCGTCGCGTACTTGGCGAGCCCGTGGCTGAGCGCGATCGGCGAGAACGTCTCGGTGTCGATAAAAAGGTTCATCGCAGCAGCTTCGACACGCGCAGCAACAGGCTTAGTACGTCAGCTGTGGTGTAAGTGCAACCTTGATGGTTCGCCATCGTTTCGGCGAAATCTATGTCGGTCTGCACATCCTCTATCTGAGCTACGCGCAGCGCATCCTTGATGTGCAGCCCCGTGTCATCGCGGATCATGCGAGCACGTGCTACGAGTTCTTCAAAGTTCTTCATGGTGAGGTTTCCCCGGGCTGCGCTAAGTTCACGTTGCGCGCGTGCGATGACCGCTTAACGAGTCTCGCCTACAGCCCGGGGATTCCAACTTACGCCGTGGGGTCCGAGTCGTCGCCCTGATTACTCAGGTCGGCGAACTCATCTTCCGACGCCGCCGTGCCCGCGGCGAAGGCATCGCCGTCACGGTCGAACTGCACGCCCCGGAGCTGCGCGTTGATGCGCTTGCCGTGCTTCGGGTGATCCTGCGCCCACAGCTCGATCGACGCATTGACGTAGCACCCTGAGTACGGCTTGCCGTCCTCAGGCTGCAACGGCGTGCGGTCACGATTGAACACGCTGGGGCGGAGGTCGCTGTTCGCGCTCACGAACATATTGCCCTCGAAGCCGCTGTACTGCGCCTTCGTGGAGCCATCGTGCAGCGCCAGCCGGTCCTGCACGCGCAGGCCCTTGAGCACCACGTCCGCCTTGTCGCCCCACTTGGCCTTGGCGATCTTCACGAACGCCGCCTCCAGGGTTTTGATGGCGGGATTCGCCGGGTCGAGGATCAGCAGCGCGCCGTACTTGGCCTTGCCGCCGTCGATCCCCGGGCGTGGCGTCCACAGGTTCGGGAATGCCAGGCGTGCGCCGGTGAGCATATAGACCGTTGATGCGGGTTTCTCGTTTGCCATTAGAATTTCACCTTTCGATTTTCGGGTTTAGCAGTTGCGGATAAGAGGACTGTCCTGCCGATCAGTCCAATACAGAAAACTCGTTCGCCTCGGCCGTGCGCCCCTTGCAGAACGGCGAGTGCGCGGCGCCGTCCGCATCGACCAGTATGTAGCGGTTGCCGGCGCGCACCTCGAGGTACAGTCCGCGCTCACCGCAGCGACTACATTGCTGCTCCGCGGCCTCGTCGAATTCGTCCGGTAGGCGGTCCATCAGGCTCATGCTTCCGGGTCCTCTAGGTTAGAGAACTCACTAGCGTCCGCGCCCGGATCGTAGGGCGGTCGCGGGTCGGAGCCGAGCGTCACCTTGGGCTGTCCCGGTGACTGCGCGATCAGCGCGGTGAGCGGCTCCCACTGCGGCGACTTCACCTTGCGCGAGCCGTTCAACAGCTTGTCCGCCACGCTCGGGGTGACGATCTCGCGCGGCTTGTAAAACTTGTCCGGGGGCAGGATGCCAGCGAGCATGGCCTCCGCCTTGGCGGCGTCGATCCACGCGCGGTTGCCTTTCTTGCCCTCGACGACTTTCATGGGCTCGCCGTCCGGGCCGACGACGGTCATGCCCTGCATGACCAGCCGCTCGACCTCGCCGCGTACCGAGCGGCACCAGGCTTCCACAAGGTCCAGCACACCGAACACCGCGCCCAAGCGCTCCGCCTTCGGCACCGGGGGTGCGCCGACCACGGCCAGCGTCTCCGGCGCGTCCAGCGCAGTGAAGTCGTTATAGACGGTCGACGACACGAACTCGCGCAGCGCCGGACAGTCCGCCTTGGCCGGGCAGAAGTCGCACGCCTTGGCGTCCGGCACCAGCAGCTCCGCCGGCACCGAGCCGGTGATGTCCATGACGTCGCACCCTTCGAGCGCCGCCTTGGCCGCGAGCTGCATCCGCCGACCGTGCGCGTGCAACTCCTCCACGGTGCAGTCCCATGAATCGAGGTGGTCGATGCGGGGTTGGTGAATGGTCAGGGTTACACGCTTCACGTCGCCCATGACCACGCCGAACGACTCCAGCACGCCAAGCCCGTAGCTCATCAGCTGCGGGTTTTCCTTGGCGAATATCTGCCGCCCCTGTCCGAACTTGAGGTCGACCATTTCAAAGTGCTCGCCATCGGCCGACAGGATGATGGCGTCAGCCGTGCCGAACTGGTCCGGCACGCCGACCGCATCGGAGAACTCGACGCGCTGCTCGATCATCAGCGTACCGGTGCCGACGCGCGAAAGCACCTCGTCGACGTAGGTCTGCACGTGACCGGCCATTTCCTCGTCGACAGTGAACACGCGATCGTTGGCTTGAATCTGCTCCCCAAGCCAGAAGATCGCAGGCTTGCCGTACTCAAGCGCACGCGACGCCAGCGTGTGCGCTGCCGTGCCCTCGTCAGCGTAGACGCTGGACGGGTTCGGGATGTCACGCGTGAGCGCAACAGAGCCCGGGCACACCATCCAGCGATGCGCCGCCGAGGGGGAAAACCTGGCGTGTGCGCTCATTCGGTCGGGTCGGCCGGCTGTTCGAGCTGCTTGCGCGCAGCGGCCAGCACCGACGCGTAGGTCGACGGGTCGAGCGCGGAGAGGTTCGGGCCGCCGTGCGCCTGACAGATGGCGCCGCACGCTTCCTTGCCGAACTTCTTAACGACTTCGATGAGCACCGGCTGCACGTCAGCCTTGCTCAGCGGCTTGGCATCGGCAGCGGCTTCGGCTTGCTTCGAGGGCGTGGCTGGCGTCGGTGCTTCGGCGCTCACCGCAGCGATGCGCGCGGCGACCTTGGCGGCTGCGTCCGGGGCCGGCGCTTCGGGCTCCGTGACCTTGGCCGGGCGTCCGCGCTTTGGCTTGTCGTCACTGGTGGCCTCCGCCGCGATAGCGGTCCGGTATGCGCCGGCCGCTAACGTGTTGATCGCATCAGCGAGATTCTGGATTGACTGTTCGAGTGACATTTATTGGCCCTCCTGTGGGCTTCGTAAAATGTGGCGCGATATGTACCACGCCACGGGGGGTTGAATCAAGAGGTCGGATCGAAGGTCCATGCCTTTATCACGCGACCGCCTTCGCGCACGGTCTTGCGCGCGTAACCGAGCGAGTGCAGCACGCGCGAGACGCGCAGCTCATGCACGCGCGTCGAGGTGCGTGAGTCGATGCCGACCGCGTTCGAGAGAATGTCGTGCATCCGGTAGTTGACCGCGGGGTTCGCGTCGATCCACGCGGCGATCTGTTCCTGCCAGGCGTCATCGGTGGCGGCCAGTTGGCGCGCCGGCTTGGCCAGCGCGTCGAGGCCGCGCCAGTAGACGCCGTGCAGTTGCCAGCACGCGAGCGCTTCCGCCCAAAGCTGTTCGCGGTTGTCTGCAATGTCCTGCACGTTGACGCGCGAGGTGTGCAATGGGAGCCAGCGGCGATGCTCGGTGTCGGCCGGCAGAAATTCCTCATCGTTGGTTGTGCCGACGATGATGAACCGGCGCGGATAGTTGGTGGCGAATTCCTTGTACTTCGGCACCCACTTCTCATGCGTGCGCGTGATGAACGCCTTGACGCGCTCCACGTCGGCCGCGCGCAGCCCGCGCATTTCGGCCATTTCGCCAATGAGCACCCCGCGCATCTTGCGCGCGATGGCATCGTCGGGCTCATCGAGCCGCACTTCGACGTAGTGCTCGGGGCTCGGGACCATCGCCTGCACGCCACGCGACTTGCCGACGCCTTGCCGGCCGATGAGCACCGGCACCATGTCCGCCTGACAGCCCGGGGACATGACGCGCCCGGCGAGGGCGGTCCATAAGTACAAACCGACAGCGCGCTCGTAGGCGGTGTCATCGGTGCCGAAATAGCGGGGGCAGAACGTCTCAAGCCGCGGCGTGCCGTCCCACGTCAGCGCCGTCAGCCATTCTTGCGCGGTGTCCATCTTGTTCCTCTCCGCCACCAGCTGTACCGCGTGGCGGATCATTTCGTGGCTGATCGGGTCGCAGTTGCCGATGGTCTCCAGCCCTACGCGTATCTGCGTGTAGTCCGAGTCGGTGAACGCGCGCCACTGGCCCTTGCGCTCAGCCGTCATGACGACATCCTGGAATTCGTCCAGCGCGAGCGTGTGACCGCTCACCTCGGGCACTCCTAGGACCGCCGTCACGTTGGATATGCGCGCCTCGATCGTCCCCAGCTTGGACCGCTTGACCCCGCGCAGGGTAGCGATGGCGCGCTCCCGCGCGTCGCCCTTGAGCGGGACGGGCGGGGCCTGCCCCGGGAGCGCCGGAGAGCCTGCTGGCGGGGCGCTGGCGTCCCCCTCACTTGGCGGTAGGGTCTCGAACTCCTCCGCGCTGGCGACGCTAGGCTTGCGCAGGGAAGCCAGCGTGCGAGGGTTGTCGTGGTCGGCCCGGAAGCTGCGCCAGTGGCTTTCCAGGTCCCCCAGCCCCGCGTACTTGCGCCCGGCCGCGCTCCACTCGTTCCACAGCATGAGCCCCGTTTGGCTGCCCTGCGTTTCGTAGTGCAGCGCCATGCCTATCATGATCCAGTTGTCATAATCGGCATCGGGGTCGTGGTCGGCCAGTAGCGCGCGCAGCCGGGGGGCTTCGGGGGCAGCCGCACGCGCGGGGGGCGGCTTGGGCGCCTTGACGCTGATGAGGCTTTGCCACAGCGCCATGAGCTGCCCGGGGAGCGGGGACAGCACCGACCAGTCGCCGGCCGGGGACCCGTAATTCCAGGTGTACGGCTTGCCGGTATCGGGATGGATCGACGGCGGCAGCACGTCCTGCACGGTGAGCCCACTGGTGGCCGCGCAGCGCAGCTCCAGCCCCGGGGGCAGCTTGAATGAGGGCATCGGGGTCGGCAGCGAATAGATCAGCTTCGCGCGCCCGGGTCTGGACTCGATCCGCACCGCGTCGGGCGCGTTGAGCAACTCCGCGAGGTCGATCCCGCGCTCCGCCAGCCATGCCGTGCAGCGCGTGAGGTCGTCAATGTCGATTGCACACGTGCCACTGTATGCGTGCGCCAGCCCGACGTTGCCGTCCAGCCACGGTGCCACCTCGGGGTCATTCACGCACAGCGCGCGCGTATTCCATTGCGCCGTCACCGGGCCTTTCTTGCCGGCCGGAATGGGCACAAGGAACCATCCCGCGCGGCAGTAGTCCGCGAGTATCCTCCTACCTTCCATCATTTTTGTTCGCGCGGTGCCATGCGGGGAGAGTGAGCGTAACCCTTCCGGGGGCGGTCCGGCAAGCGCTCCACGGGCGCGTCCAGCAGGAAGCCGGAGCGGGGGCGGTAGGCGGGGGGCGCCGGCGGTCGCGCGTCGGGGTTGACCACTAGGCGCGTCGGCAACTGCAGGACGCGCGTCATGCAAGCACCGCCAGCACGAACGCGAACAGCGCGAGCGCGACCAGGAAAGCAGCGAATTGTGGGGTCATGACTCTATGCAGCATTGTTAACTCCTGCTGGACAGTCAAAAGATAAGGCGGAGCCGTGCGCGCGGCCGGGCTCGATAGAATAGCCCATGCCGCAACCGGGCCGCACGCACTCCGCGCTCGCGTGCTCCGCGTCGGTGTGCGCGTAGTGCGTCAACTGATGGCCGCGCGATATGGCACGCCAGCGTGCAGCCTGTTGCGCGTGCCAGTACGGCGGAAGCAATGGCGTCACCATCGCGCGACCGTCCGCGTACAGCCTGGCCAGGCAGGGTTGAGCGATTGCGAGCCCACGCGATGCGGGAATGGCCAGCCGTCGCACGTACACTTGAGCGCGCGTTGGCGCGCCCTCCGGCGCGCCCGTGCGGCCGGAGATAGGCGCGACCAGTAAGCGGAGCGCTTCACGCGCGCGGCTCCCGCTCCAGCGCGCGCATCACTGCGGCCTCGGTGAACTTGAAGCGCTTGCCGTCCGCGCACGCGCGCCCGATAAAGGGAAACTTCGGGCGGCCGGGCTCGATGCCGACCAGTGAGTAGCGCTTGCCGTCGACGGTGAACAGCCGCCCATAGTCCGAAGGCAACAGCTTGAACAGTCCCGCGCACAGCTCGAAATTCTCGCGCGCGGGATCAGCGCCGGCCGCGATCAGCTTGATGCGCAACTCGCCCGTGCTGCCGTTCGAGTAGACGCAGCGCCCCTGTTCGATGGTGACGCCGAACGGGCGCAGCGCGTTCTCCAGCAGCGGCAGCGCGACCGCGTTTATCATGCGCAGTGCTTCGCGGTCGATCTTTTCGATTTTCATGGTTTAAACCTCCAGTATTGCGCGGATAGGCTCGCGCGTTTTGACGATGATAAAAGACACTCCGGGCTCGTTGGCGCGGTACTCGTTGCGGCGCTCGCGCGCGGCCTCGCGGCTCAGCTCAGCCGTGACCATTTCCCAGCCGTGGCCGTAGTTGCCGCGCACCTCCCACACGTCGCGCGTTTTGCGAATGTAGCGGCTCATTATCCCCATGCCTCCCTGTAATACTGTTCGCTCGTCCATTCGTAAAAGAAACCCTTGCGCACAGCATCGCGCGAGCGTGCCTCATTGGCGGCCGTGCAATAGTCGATGGCCTCGCGCGGGGTCTCGACCTTGAGCAACCGGCGCGGCTTGCTTGCGCGATTGGTCCCGCTCCCGCTGTAGCGTGTGAATACCTGGTAACTCATGGCTGCCCCCTCGCAGCGCCCAGCGCTGCGCGCGCGGTCTCGCGCATATACTGCGGGTCCTCCATGTCCAGTATCTGCGCCAGTGCGCCGGCCATCATCGGCGCGGCGGCGATTAGCCGGGCATTGCGCAGCGCGCAATCCCAGGCTGCGCGCGCGGTGGCGTCATAATCTGCCCCAGCGCCGACTATTGGCGCGATGTGCACGTGGCACAAGGCGCGCGGCGAGTGTATCGAATACACCGGAATGGAATCCCCGCGCGCGTTGTCCTGATCCATCCGCCACGGTCCCGGAGTCATGACTGCACCTCAAAACCGAACCGCACGGCCAGCGCGTGCAGCTCCGCATAGGGCAGCACGTGGCAGCCTGCCGTTACATTCCCCGCCGCGTCGATGGCGTCCAGCGTGAATGATCCGAGGCGCGGCCGTGCATTGGCTGCGAACTGTACGCCATTGATGGCGCGCGCTTCCTGCACCGCGTCCCATACCATGCGCGCGCACGTTGCCGGGACACTGGCGCCGCGGCTTGTCTCAATGTACGCGGGACCGTTCGCAGACTGCGCGACGCGTAGCGCTGTAGGCTTGTCAAGCATGTATGGCACGTGGTCGCGCTCATGCCGTCGCCACTCGCCCAGCGCTTTCTGGTATTCCGCATCGCGCTTAGCGTCCGCCTTGCGAGTCGCTGCGGCCTCGCGCGCACGCTCAGCGGCAGCGCGCTCGCGCAGCGCTTCAAGGTTTACAACTGGCGGAGCGATCCGCCAGCGCTTGCCGAAAAACGCCGCGTAGCCGTTTGCCTCATCCGTGAGCGCTTGCGCGCGGTCCGTGTCGGATATGGCAAGCGACGCGCTCCGCCTGTTGCCTGCACTGGTAAGCGCTGCGGCAATGCGGTGCTCATAATCCATGCGCGCATTGCCGGCCGCAGCGCTGCCAATGTCGGCCACGTGGAAAACCAATTCGTTCCCGTGCAGCGCGTAGCGCGCGAATGCCAGGTGTTTGGATGTGCTGTTGCTATAGCTCCGCGTGGTGAACAGCACGCAGCGCTGGCCCTTGCGCGTAACGAATCGCGCAATCTCGAAATGGCGGCCGTAGCTGTAAATACTCGGACCGTCGAAAAAGAAATTGGAACCGCTGCCATGCGGCTGATTCTGCTGTGCCCATACATGGGCAAGCTGGCGATTGTCAAAGCGTGTTTTCATGGCGTTAACCCTCCAGTTATTCCAGCACCAGCCACGGACTATCCGTGAGCCGTTCGATTGTCTCGCGCGCCTCGCGCACCGCATCGCGCAATGCCCGTATGCGTAGCCGCACAGTCTCGCGCGTGCTGGGGGGCAGCGCGTGCCCCGCGGTGCGCAAGTCCCTGGCCAGGCGGGTCACAGTGGCGCGCGCTTCGCATATTTCCTCGCGCGCCTCCTCGCACCTCATGCGCGCGGCTTCCTCAGTCTGATAGTCGCGCTCGCGCTCCGCGTAGCGCTCCGCCATCGCATCCGACCAGTGCAGCGCGTCGCGCTTGCTATCCGTGACGCTGGAAAAATCCGCATGGTAGCAATCCGTATTCCACGGGTCCCGCATCGCTGGGACATACTGTGCGACGCCATCGCGTGCCGGCAGCTGCAGCACCGCACCGCATACGGTCTCGCCATCGCCCCACGGGTCAAGGTGCCATCCGTCGTGATCCATGCGCCACCCTTCGCTGCGCGCTATATCGTGGCACGTGCCCACGATGCGCAGTCCGTCGCTCGCGTTTTCAATCCAGCGCGTGCCATCATCGGCCGCGCGATTGTAGGCTATGAATTTCTGTTGCTTGCGTGCCATGTCAGATACCCTCAGGCAAGTCTAAATCGCGGTCGATATAGCACTGAGCGATGGCCATGTCGGTTCCGTCGCTGTTGCGCGCACACTGCAGCGCAAGCGCTTCGCGCTGGCGTAGCTCCGCAGCGTGACCCGCGTACACGGCGCCGGCCGTCGTTCCCAGCATGGCCAGCAGGATGAGTAAGTTTTGCATGGCATCATTCCTTGCTTTGATAGTGGCGCCACGATCGGCGCGTAATTCGGCGGCCAGCAGTTCGAGCCTGGCCAGGCGTTCGAGTTTGTCAGCGCGTCCAATCATGGCTGCAGCGCTCCCATGGCCGCGCGGCGTGCAGCGCGCAGCGCTGAGCCAATGGCGTTTTCCGCGTCGCTATACACTAGGTCCGGCCGTCCGGTCACGCGGACTACGTTGCCGCGCATCTTTTGCCATTCGGCCGTGATGAGTGTGTCGGCATCGCCGTGATAGTTCGGCACGCGAATTTCGATTAGCAGGACGCTACTCATCGCGGCGCCCTCCGCATTGCGCGCTTGAGTTTGCGCGCAGCGCTGTACGCGCGGCGCGTGTCGGGTTTCCTTGTGTCGCTCATGACTGCACCTCGCTCCGTTCGACAGTGTAGTAAGAAACGCGCGCGCCATACTTACGCTGGCGGAAAGCCTCGCGCGGGTAACATTCGCGCGCGCATAGCGTTAACACCTCGCCGCGCTTGTAGGGGCCGCGCGTGGCAGTCAGTCGCACGCGGACTTCCTGGCTTCCTGGTGCGTTGGTCCATTCCTTGTCTATGGCGTACCATGCCGCGGCCGGCATAATTTCCAGTACCTTGCACGGTATGACGTGGGTGTAGCGGTCCGCCACCGCAAGCGCTCCCGCGCGTAACACTGGCCGCACGTCGCTCATGACTGCACCTCATCGGACGGCCACGCGTAAAACTCCGCGGCATCGTCCCATTCCATGCCGTGCGGGATAAGCCAGCAATCGCCATTCTGATAGACGCTATAGCGCGTGCCCGTGCTGGGGTCCGTGACCACGGCGGAGGATTCGACTTGCGTCCAAGCCTCCCAGTACCATCCGTGGTCTGGTCCAGCGCGCAGCGCGTCGGCTACATCGTCGGCAATGCCGGTAAGACATTCCGGGCGGATCTCATTGATGAAGTCGCGCGGGATATAGACGCCGCGCGCATCGGATAGAAAAAGAATCGGTGCGGGTTTGCCCATGGCGTTACGCTCCGTGATTAGGGGTTAGGGCATCAGCGACGCCGCGCAGATAGTCGCGCACGTGGTCCATGCCGTCCGCGGTGACTGTCCAGCGTGGCTCGCCGCCATCAAGCGCGAGACCCGCGCCAGCGACGGTCCAACGCGGGTCAGACAG